TTATTGCACCTTTTCGTATTGCGATAAAAAGTCTTTTTTGTACTTTACGTCAACCTTGCCGCCGTCTTTTATAACGAAATCGTTCGGGAATATATCAAAAATAGGAGTTTCGTAATCGTCACGGTCACTTTTGTCCACAGCGTAGTAATTTTCTTCGTAATCGCTATAATAAACATCGGCCGAACCTTTTAGGAAATCTATTATTTCGTTTATGTTGTCGCCGGTATATAGCATTGCTTCGACCTCATGTGGTCGTTGTCTCCATTTCATATCAACCAACCTCCTTGCATTACCCTAATATTTTCTCGGCATAGTAGTATTGGCTATCTAGCATAGCTAATATTTGATTGTAGTTATTCAGCGTAGCTCCTGTGTCCGCATAGCAAAGGATAATCTTGATGTCATTCGCGTGTTTGGTTATGCGCATTTCGACATTATCGGCTACTAGTCCACCGTATGTTTCATAGATTGTATATCTCTCTCCAACCCTCATCCCAAAATCTCTGTACAGAATATGATTTAATGTCATTGCTTATTCCGCCCCTTCCAAATAAAACACATTTGATTGATTCCCATATACTTTCCTTTTCGTAGTGGGGAGTAGGCCTGCTTGCTGCTTCTATGTCTTTGTCTAACATGGCTAATCCTCCTGTTCGATGGGGACGACTTTGTATCGACCGGTTAACAATTTCATAAAATAGGTGGGAAAGAGGACTCCATCTTTTCCTTGCAACCCACGTTTCGTTAGTTTAAACGGGCCATTTGGGATTTCCGTTCCATCCTTGTTCATGTTAAATTCCTCGTCCAATTTAACCCCTAGGATTTTCGCCACTTGCTCCATCTTGGTAACAGGTTGGCATCTGCCGGTAAGTAAACCTACGAGAGCCACAGAAGCAATCTCCGAGACATCCTGTCGACATTTTTTCCATAAAACCAAATCCTCATCAAAAACATACTCGCCACTGAGTTTGTCTATTTTAAAACAGACGCCAATATACAATTCGTTGTCTTCCATAAATTGTTCAATGTAGTTCATGATACCTCCTACCATCTAGGTCCATCTGAATCAAGGCAGCAAGGGTAGTCAAACCTTACGTACCACCCAAGGCTATTGATTCTGCATCCTAATTTACCATTATGGCAGCCATGTGATTCAAGTATAAAATACCTAGACATGTCACGCCCAGCGGCTTCCATTTGCTCAATCACTTCTTTGCCATTATGGCAGTCATAAAATATACGCATTATTTGTTCAGGGTTTTTGCGTAGGCGATAAGTTTTTCATAACGTTCTATGATTTCGTCTTCATGTTTACAAACTTCTTCTCTGGTTTCAAAGCAATTCCCGATAGCAATGGCTATTTCGTCAGCTAAATTCCCCGGTGTATACCAAGTCCCAGTTATATATCCTTCATCAGTAGCAAGATAATAAAACACGCCATTGGTTTTGGGTTTGTATTTTGGTTTGCATCCAAGACTTTCAGCTAACCGCTGAATCGCCAACTCAAGGCCAACATTAATATCGAATTTGTCATCGGGATGGCACTTGCCGTATCCACAAAAGAATGTTCCTTTATTGTTCCGCCAACTTACTCTTACGTACCCTTTGAGGTCTAAACTCAAAGCAAGATTTCCATCTGGAATATTGTATTTTTGTCCCAATTCCGCCATTTTATCTCTGACATGTGGGGACTTTGCGTAGCGTTCGAGCTGCTTATTCGTGAGTTTAACCTCGTCGGCAGGTTCTATACAATCAACGTCAATGTTCCAACAGCTTCTCCTGCATGAGTCTGCCCAACAACCTTTTACGTTGCGGATAAATTGGATTGTGGCAAGTCCAATCTTAGGATAAACCATTTGAACTACTCCGATTTCCCCGACGATATTTTTGTTGCAATCGTACTCTTTTGTTACTTTGACCTTCATGCCAATCTTGCAATCTTCGTATTTCATTTGTATTCCTCCGTTTTCCCCGTAATAAATTTCGAATGTGGCAACCCTTCAACCCAGTCGCAAAACTCTTGCCATTCAGGCAACCGATGGTGCCGTCTCTGGTGATAAATTGTTTTGAGTTGCATGTAGTTTGTTGTAATGCGAGCCGTCAAGAGAAGGCCAGAAGGGTAGGAGTAAATCATTCGCAACCAGTTTTCCCTTGTCGGTTCCTCATTATAAGCCGCTACCAATTCTTCAAACCGCTTGATAATTTCTGGGTCGGTATATTCGATATACTTGATGTGCATTTTGGGGAGCATATGCATGGTACTCATGGACGACACGAAGTCAAACCAGTGATACCGCTGTGCTTCCGGCCAAGCTTTTTCACTAAAGGTCACGTCCATCTGAACCACAATACCTTTAAGGAAACAATCATGACCGCTGCCAGATGGAGCAGAAGCGAGTTTGTTGGCTCGCTTCATGCCGTTGTCTGCGACTCGATTAGGGAGAAGGTTAGTCGCATCGGTTGCCATAGGGTAGCCAGAGGCGGCGATTGAATTGTCCATCCCAGATATTTCAACACTGGTAATGATTGGGTATGTGGTGTTAAGATTTGCGGTTTTTATGCTTGTGTCAACGTATTTCATTCGTTATCATATCCTCCCAAAAATTCTTCTACGGCTTTATAGCGTTTACGGACGTTTTCTGCGTTTTTGACAGCTTCTGCATGTGTCTTGAAGCAATTACCGAGTAACAGTTGTATCTGGTCAATACGGCCCCCAGTATAACAGGAATAATCAAAACCTCCGCCATCGCCGTCAAGTAATGAAACCCAATAAATGTCACCGATTTTGGGTTTCCATTTTTCAGAGATAAACTGCTCTTTAATTCTTTGGACAGCCACCTGTGCGCCAATGCAAACGTCAAATCTATCGTCTGGATGGCACTTAGCGACCCCTACTCTTGCCTTGTCGTCAAAACGTGCAGTAATCGTAAGTTTTCCGTCCGTAGTAAGCTCCCAAGAGAAAATACGCCACGGAACCCCAGCCCTATTAAGAGCTTCCTTTATAACGTCTTCCGCGTAAGAGCGGAATTTACTGTCATTTATGGATTTTGCCGAAATTTTGCCTTTTTGTATGGCTAGGTTAATGAGGGTTATATAGGGAGTGTTAGGGGAGTCATGGAACTTAATTTTCGCCAAGTCTCCATATACTACACTCCCAACAAGTTCTAAAATAGTCCCTGTTTTCCCAGAATAGGCGCTGTCCCCGACGACCTTTACGCTGTCTCCAACGCAAAATCCTTTATATTCAACCACTTTTATATCCATTATAGGTATGTCATTAGTGCCGGTTTGGTATAACGATGTTTTCTCACCGTCTGGCAGCGAGATAGTAAACCCGCCACCGCTATTCAAGAAAACATCTGTTATAATGCCGTAGCAAGTATTCCCACCCTTGCCTTTAAGTTTTACTGTCATACCAACTCTTGCATCCGCAAATTCCATTTATTTTCCTCCTGTCTGATTGATTCCTTCGGCAACTGCGCTTACGAGCTGCTTCGTGAAATCTACAATATTTCCTTGAACTATTTGAATGTTATCTGGTGTTACGTAATTGGAAACTAACATGGTTATCATCGTTTCCTTTGAGGGGATGAATATACCAATGGCTGTATCTACGATGAAAAATACCCCTAAGCGTTTAGCCCATTTAGCGGCCAATCTTTTGTTTTCCTTGGCGCTTTCGTTCCATTTGTCGTCAGAAGTGAAAACCCAGTATATAACAAGGACAATAATTGCGCCAAAGGAAAGAGTGCCTAAGAGGCCAGTAATAAAGTGCAGGTTGCAAATTACGTTTATCACGTAGAAAATCCACGGGTTAATTATCGGTTCCATTTTCTAGCGCCTCGCGTATACGTTGAGCGTACGTTGGAAATTCGTTCGTCCCTAAAAATTCTGCAAAGAATTTAGCTTCTCTGTCTGTCATCTTGATTACGACCCCGTAGACTGGCTCATAGTCAACAATTCCACGTTCTGCTTTCATGGCTAGGCCTCCTTGATATTTCCAATAAGCTTATCTGCAAGCCACTTGAGTTTCCCGGCGTCACGCTTGACCGATTCCACGAAGCTCTGCTTGTCTAATTTACCGCTGAATGCAATGGCTTCGATTGCCAGACGGTTATTGTTGAATACGATGTGCATAGATTTAAGAATCCGTTCTTCTTCTTGGTTAATCATTTATTTACCCCTTTTTAGCATAGATATCGGATACAAATGTAATGTTATCGTCATTAGGTCTTATAACGGCATGTCTATAATGGATGACAGGCCATTCAGTGTAAGATGCGTTTCGCAAATATATGCATTTCTCATATCTACCAAATTCGTTTTTTATGTACACAATTTGGCCTGCGCGTACCACGTCAGTATCAACTTCCCATGGGGAAAGAGATGGAAACCCAAAATATTTTTCGTCTTCTTCGCAATTAATTGCTTCTACCTCTTTTTTCAAAGACTCAACTTGCTTTTCTAAATCTACTACATGATTTATGATTTTCCGCAAGCCTTCCTCTGTCACTTTGTTGCTAAAAATTCTCATCGAAACTATTCACCCTTTTCTAATATTTCAATTATTTCATTTATCTTATTAATTGCATTTGCAATCTGCTTTAATTTGACATTGGTTGGTATTTCATTATTTTCCTTTTTCTTGACTTGCTTAGCTAACATGAATTTGCACATATCGCAAATGCAACGATAGTATCCATCTGCCATTGCGTAATCTACTTCGGAATATGCTGCGTCTCGCAAACCTTTACGCTCACTTTCAAGGAAGTTTAATAGTTCTGACATTTCATCATAGGTGTTGTTCAATTTCCTGCGCTCCTTTCAGCTTGTTTTTCTTTTACAAATCGGATTATGTCGGCCATACAAGCTGCGTACCCATTTCGCACACCTTCGGTATATTCTCCGGCGATGGCGACCTTATGGATAGCGTATCTGCCACTTAAATATTCCCACATATCCGCTACGGTAATACAATTTTCATTCAATTATCCAATCTCCTTAGTGGGCGCACCGAGTTGATTATCATGCCTCGGCTCCCTTGATATGCCCCGATTAAATAGGGCTTTCCTTCTTTTAATTCTTGGTATTGCTTGTGGAACATCGCAAAGCTCAAGCCGTTGTCCAAATCAATAAAGGCCATCGGGTTGCCATTGCGGTCATGTAGTTTTTTGAACTTACTGACGTAACCTGCGAAGGTGGTCTTGTTATTAACCAAAGATAAATCATAATGCTTTAATGGGTCTTGGAATGAGAATCCGAAAACTTTCAACTCACCATCTATGTCGTCGAATGAAGAATCATCGTGCCACTCGATAACGTTGTTTTTGATGATTTCTTCGTAGTGCTTGATTTTCTTTTCGATATATTCCGACTTGAATTTTGTATTGGCCTTCCATCGCTGAATGGCATCTAAGGCCGACTTCTGCGTTGCGTAGTAGTTCTTAACTGGCTTGATAGAGCCAATCATTTTGCTTCTTGGCACCTTGAGATAATCCAGCGCACCACCTTTAATGAGTGCTTCAAGCTTGTTGGAAGGGTACTGGTTGATGATTTCGGTCAAGCTATTTTTGTTGATAGGTGGTTCAAGCGAACCAACACCTTTAATGCAGTTTGTCCCAAGCTGAATCCCGGTACCACGCTTTTGGCACATATCAGCTCCTAATTCAGGTGGCAAGATGGTGATACCCATATCTTTTGTCGCTTTGACATAAGCAGGGAAGTCTTTGTCCTTGCATTTCTGGTTTAGGAAACTTGCCATGAATTCGATGGGGTAGTGAGCCTTGAGGTAGGCCGAACGCCAAGCGGTAATGCCGTATGCCGCTGCGTGCCCCCTATTGAACGAGTACCTAGCTGACGCTTCAACGACCTTTACAAATTCATCTACCGCTTCTTTGGGTGTCCCAAGCTTCTTTGCGGCAGCCACCATTTCTTCGACCGCAGGCTCCATTTCTTCGACAATCTTTCGGCCAATGATGCGGCGTAAATTATCAGCCTTGCCGAGAGAATAGCCGCATAAGACCTGCGCCCCAGCCATAACTTGTTCCTGATATACGATAAGCCCATAGGTGTCCTTGAGGACGCTTTCAAGTTCTGGGGAAGGGTAGGTCACTTTGTGTTTCCCGGCTTTCCGCATAATATACTCATCTGTTGTCCCAGAGTCGAGCGAACCAGGCCGATACAAGGCGTTGCAGGCGATAAAATCTTCGGCTCGGTCAGCTTTCAACTGTTGGAGCAGGTGAGTGAACCCTTGGGATTCACTCTGAAACACCCCTTCGGTTTTGCCTTGCTGAATCATGCGGGCCGTTTTCTGGTCTATATCAGGGATAGAGTCGTAGTCGATACCAGTTTGCTTAATCACTCGGTCGATAATGTCCAAGTGCTGTAAACCCAAGATGTCCAGTTTGAGTAGCCCCATCGCTTCACAGTCGTGGAACTCGTAACATACTACATAATCATATTCGCCAGTTTTGGTACTCTTTTGCCGTTCAATGGATGTGTAGTTCGTGATTTCGTCTGGGCAAACAATGACTGCCGACGCATGAGTGGAGTAGTTGATGATATGGTCCATGAAATGCTTTGCAATTTCACGAGCTTTTTTATCCTGCAGGTCGTCTACATCGACAATGTTTTTGCACAACTCATTGGTTCTTGCCGGTTCATACCCAAGGGATTCGCAGGCTCTACGACATGCAGATTTTGGTTTGATATAACCAAAGGTACGGACTTGGAAAACTTCGCCGTATTTTCCTTTGATATAATCAATAACTTCATCGCGTCGTGAGGCTTGCACGTCTGAATCAATCCTTTATACTTTATGTTTCCATAAAGAGTAGACTATATCTTCGCCATATGCATAAGCACTTAGGCGTCACGCACTTCGGGCGGTAGCTTATCTTCCGCCCTACGCTCCTTTGAGCTAGTCGTTACACTTTACTTCATAATTTCTAACTTTCCGATATTTACTCAAGGACGAAATTGACAATCCGTATTCTTTCGCCGCAAAACGACAACATTCAAGGATGCTCTGGAAATCTTTAATCTTTTCTCCGTTTTCCCACAACGAGCAGCGAATGAAGTTTCTTACTGGCGACATGGTTTCGTATGACCGCTTGAGATTTTCTTTGCGAGTGACCCAGCGAAGGTTATTCGCATGGTTGTTTCTTATATTTTTGTCTATATGGTCTACCTCTGGTTTGTTTTCTGGATTTGGGACAAACGCTGTTGCTACCAATCTATGTATAGAAAAACGTTTTCCTTTCCCATCTTTCCATAAATTCACATACAAATATTTTGAAGTGGAAGTTGGAGACGCACTAATGAAAATGTTGTTTTTTAAGGAATATACGCGCCCATCATCAGAAACCATGTATGAATCTTCGTACCCTTTTATCGGTAACATATTAGGTAAGTTAGTTATAATAAATCTCCTTTTTATGAAGTCTTAGCACGGTATTGCCTGCTATCTATTGCATAGACCGTAGGTTCTCTTACGAAGTGTATTCGAGCAATAATGCCTTATATAACTTCTACCGTTAGCCCCGTTAGGGACACCTGTAAGCAATACAGTTCACGTGAATTAACATCTATTGTTTCCAATAAACTCGACATAAAATTTATCTGCTGGGGTGACTCGCTCTGGGTTGCAGAACCGTTCAAATAAAAGGTTGTATCGCAGGGGGTCAACTTTGGTGATGCCCATAAAGTAAGCCACATCGCTGCCGCAGACACTCCCACGCCCCATACCAGTGCGGATTCCTTTTTCTTTGCACATGCGTATCATGTCGTCGATGATGCACATGTAATTCAAATAGTCCACTTTCCCAAGCATATCGATTTCGTAGTTGATACGGTCGATATGCTCTTTTTTATTGGTCCATTTGCCGACTTTCTTTTCCATGTAGCCTTCATTGCAGCGTTTACGGATGTAGGCTTCGGGGTCGGCGCAGAAGTTGGGGTAGTGTTGACCACCCACAGGGATTTCCACGTTGCATTTATTCACAATTTCCTTGACGTTGGCATAAAAGCTGTCTACGTCTTCCCTGCTGAACCCATGAAATTCCATCATGTAATCGTCCACTTCTTCGGTACTCATGAGATAGTACGTCTGGGTAGGGTAGTAGTCGCTTTCGTCTCCAAGGTTAAGCCATAAGCGGTGATACGGAGCGTCTTCTTTGCGGACATAGTGGCTGTCCAGCGTGACGATAACTTTGTGACCATGAGCCTTGGCAAATTCATAGGCTTTTCGGTTGTATGCCTTTTGGTCATCCATGTCGTGTGGCTGTACCTCAACGTACAAGTCACGTCCAAAGATACAGGACAGCTCGTGCATGTCTTCCAATGGGTCGTCCTGTCGGAGGATACCGGCAAGGCAAGCGGTAGTGCAAATCAGTCCTTCGTGAAACTCGTCAATGGCTGTCATATTGATTCTGGGCTTCTTGTAGAAGTTTTCATGGGCAAACTTATTGAGCCGCATGAGATTCTTGTAGCCATCAAGGTCTTTTGCAAGAAACAGCATGTGATACATTGTGGATTCCTTGAGGTTGATGTCATGTACGAAATACATTTCGCATCCCAACAGCGGCTTGATTCCTTCCTTTTTGCAGGCTTCGTAGAACTGGAACAGGCCACTGACGGTGCCGTGGTCGGTGAGAGCTAAGGCTTCATAACCAAGCTCTTTGGCTCTCTTTGGCAATTCATTTATGTTCGCATATCCGTCATGGAGGCTATTATCGCCATGGCTATGCAAATTAGCTACAAAGTTCATGCTGTAGTTCCTTCTTCCTTAAAAACAGATTGACAAAATAAAGCTGTCCTTCGCCGGTGACATAGGTTGTGAAGAAGGTGAGAGTGCCATTCGAGCCGACGCGATGGCGTTCGTTGACTCGGAACAGTCCCTTCTCCATAGCAATCTGGGTGGGTCGATTCTTGTCCATCCCAGTCTTCATGAGGTAATCGTTATCTCTCAGCCACTGGAATAACCGCTTTTGACCAATTTCAATTCCGTTCTGCTTGAGAATTTTGGAGAGATTTCCAATGGTGCAGTCGCTTTTTGTGATGCCGACAGCATTGGCGAACAACACCTTCGGCTTGTCTTGCTCGATTTTAAGCTCTGCCTTACGGCGAGCTTCTTTTTCTTTCTTTAATTCTGTCGCAAGGCTAATCAAAAAGTCTGGTTCGGTAATGGCTTTATAGATGGCTTCGTCGGTCATATATGCGCCATGCTTATGAATGGTGGGGAGGACTTCGTCGAAAACCCAACGCTCGAACCTTTCGGCAGCAGGAAGTTTACTACGAATGATTAATCGGTATACGTCACCTTCTGGTATAAATAACATGTTCTGCCTACCACCACTAGTAGGTACTTCCATTTTGGAAACCCCTTTGCAATGTGTATTTACTGCTTTCGAGGGGATGGCATAACCCAAAGCTTTGGCTACATCACTAGCGCAGAACAAGACATTCCCTTGCTCCACGATAGTTCTTACTTGACCGAATTCTTCGTTGTTGAATACTTGCACTTCGTTGTTCATTGGCAGTCACTCCTTTATTCAATAAATGTAACTAATAGATACCTTTATTTATGGCTGGTTTTTAAAGGCATATACTTGACAACCTTAAGCCAGTGTGGCATCCGGCACCGGAGTCCGAGATATACTCATCCCAAAGGAGGCTCCGTAGAGTCGTCCTTGGGTGAGTATTGGGCATCCGTATACCGTCGCCTCGTTATAGCTGCTCTCATACACGCTTCATCGTCCCCAATCTGTCCCGGTTCCTCCACATGTTCCCACGTCCGAAGACGCCAGATTCCCGCCTGACCATTATGCCGTCATCGCCTTAGAGGGAAGCTTTATGAGCAGCACATAGGCCTGTCCGGCGTCACCCGTAACCCTCAGCCAGTTTTTTCTTTCGGTGATAGCGACACCGCTGTTTTTTAGAGTGTTATTCCACTAACCACTTTAGGTTAACTATTTAACTTGAACTGTTGACAGGAAGATTGTACCTCTAAAAATGGCTATCGTCAATAGGGTAAAGCATTATTCTCTTTAGAATAATAAGTAAATTATTCGATTTAGAATAATTATGACGGGTATTGACGAAAAACTTTTCTGGAGGTATGATATATGCGTGCTCAAGTTAACGAGTTAACTTAGCATACAAAAACAATAGAAATGAAAGGGTGAAACAGTATGATTACGCCGAAAGGCAAACTTATGTACGTCCACATCAATGGACGCGAAGAAGAATATCCCAAGGGGAATAAGACGGGTCGCTACACGGCAACGTTGGAGCTTACCGAAGAAAACTACAATCTTGTCAAAGATGAGTTGAACAAGATTTGGGAAGCTTCGGACGAATACAAAGATGTGGCCGAAGTGGTCGAGGTGATGAACCCGAACCTTGGTGTCAAAAAGAAGAAAGATAAAAAGACAGGAGAAATCCATTATCTTCTCAAAGCCAAGCTTACGCGGTTCAAGGTCGATAAGACTACAGGTGAGCAGACAGAACGTTTCGTTACCATTAAGGACGGTGCAAATGTCCGCTTAGCCGACGACACAAAAATCTTCAACGGCAGCGAAGGGCGGTTGATGGTATATCCACGCCCGTACAACTTGGGGGCAAATTATGGCGTTAGCTTGTATTTGCAGGAAATCCAGTTAACCAAAGCAGCTACTGGCAACACCGAGGAATTCCCTATTGACGACGAAGACATCGAAGAAGCACCGTTTTAATCGGGAAGGGGGCTGAATCAACGGCCCTTTGAAATGCCTTGGAAGGACACCTTGTGTGCAACTGACATGCCAGCCTAAAAACGTCATTACACAAACTTACACGCTCCTTTCTTTAAATCTTTCCTTCCAAGGTGTCTCTAAGGGCCGTTCATATGACTCCAGGTGAATTTAGTAAATTAGATATAAAAAAGCAGGCTCACCGGCTAACATTGCTGTACTTCAAAGGGCAATGTTTTCAGCGCGGTAAACCTGTTACTGGTTACTTTCAGTTGCGGTCGACATTCCTTAAAGCCAAGCAAGAGGACTTAACCGAAATGTTCCTTTACTTGTCTGGGACGGACGAACGGCCACCATTGAAAGAACTGTGGAATGGCTGCAAGCTTTGGAACCAAGAAAAAATCCAAAGTCATGCAGTCAGCGATTATGAACCTTTAAGCGTGGAGGAATTATGCCGGGACATGGAATGAAATTTACGCCAGAGAAGAAAGCCGTTGCATGGCTTAATGAAAATAGAAGCATTTACGCCGGCGTTTCCACGGGAATTCGTACCGAAGAACAGCTCCGTGAATGGAAAAAGAAGTGGAAACATGACATGGACACGCCGTTATATCGTAAATTGATGGACGAGCGGTCCGCCCTTGTTTCCATTTCGGACCTTGGAACATGCTACTTCATCGAATCCCTCGCCGCCAAGGCATTCAGTCTTTGGCTTGCGAAAGGGTACTTAAAGTGGCTCTGGGGCCCAACGCAGCGTGTTGAAGCGTTGCACGTTTGGATTCCCATGCGCGGAATTGTTCATTCATTTGCAAGAAAGATGAAAAAAAATTACAACAAAGACGAAGAATTTAATATGAGAAAAGTAAAAAAACATGGGGAGGAAGGGAAACTTGAAAGTAGGCTCAAGAATCAAAAGCAGAAAGTTAAAAGGACTCGCAACCGTAGTCGCACAGCGAGGTTCCGAGATACTCGTTGAATGTGACGACCGGGAAGACGGCAAGTTTGTCGTGTCGGCCTTTAATGGCTATTATGCACGGGATATGAAACGTCGCCTGCGTTGGCTCAAATTGAAAGATGTCGAATTATGGACGTAATCGGTAGCCTGCTTTACAAGATTGATTTACGTGACCTTGTATGTTTCTACACGGAACTGACAGAATCCAGTAACGGCATCGCAAGAGGTAAGTGTCCGATACATCATGGCAACAACCCAACAAGCCTTGCAATATACCCTGATGGTACGTACTATTGCTTTGCTTGTCACTCTACCGGCAACGCTATCAATTTTTATAGCGCGGTTACTGGCTATCCCTTTTATCAGGCCGTTGAGCGACTTTGCGAAGAATACGAAGTGTCAATGGATGATGCGACGTTCAAAGCGCAAAAGGACATCGTTGGGCGAAACACCCAGATGGCCGCGCGATTCAGCCGCTACATCGGACATTTGAGCGACTACTTGATGAAGTCACGAAAGCTGACAGAGGAAACCATCAAAGAGTTTCATTTGGGTTACGACGGTGGAAATTTCCTAATGGAAACACCTGGGCTTATTATCCCAATTCAAGACAAATATGCTCGCATCGTCGGTTTTTCCAAACGTCGCCTCAACGATGGGAAACCTAAGTACCGCAACAGTCCCGATGACGACATTTTCAAGAAGGGTAACATCCTTTTCAATTACCATCGGGCCATTGGGCGCATCAAAGATTGCGGTTGCCTTCATCTTGTTGAGGGTTATATGGATGTTATGTCGGCTCATCAACAGGGGTTGCCATGCGTGGGCTACCTTGGAAGTAAACCGACAAAGCAACAACTATTGATACTTTCAGAGTTGCAGAAGCGTTACCCCGACATGGTAATCTACCTGTCCGTAGATAATCCAAAGGTTGACAAGGAAGGCCGACGGATGCTGCCGAGAATCCGCAACGACATTGTAAAATACGCACCGAACTTGAATGTCCGATGCGTAGTATTCCCGGATGGAGAAGATGATGAGAAATATTGAGGTGTTCGACATTATCATTGACCGTAAGTGTCATGCGTATGTCGTGAAAAATAAGCGTAAAGACCGAAACGGTCATGACATTTTTGATTGTGCGACGACAGGCATACGACCACAAAGCCGTACCATTCAACGCGAAAACATCGTGGCCGTTTTGAACAGTATGAAAGGAGAACCATTTGAATGCGAAAGTTAGCAAGCGTTCAAGTCATTCAGGACTTGACGCCGATTCCGAACGCAGACCGCATTGAGACGGCGCATGTGCTCGGCTGGGAAGCTGTTGTGAAAAAGGGAGATTTCAAGGTAGGTGACAAATGCGTCTACATCGAAATTGACTCGCTACTCCCCGAAGACAACCCTGCGTTTGACTTTCTAAAGGATAGTAAGGGAAAAATCGAAAGAATCCGAACCAAGAAGCTTCGGGGACAGATTAGTCAAGGTTTGATAATGCCTATGTCGATACTGCCGGAAGACCATGAGGTTGGCGACGACGTGACAAAGGTGCTGAAAATCAAGAAGTGGGAGCCGGATTTGTGGAACCGCCCGGCAGATAAACGTCCGAGTCGCCTTGTCCGCAAGTATAGTGGCAAGTGGGCGAACCGCCTCTTGTACAATAAGCCGTGGACGAATTGGTTCAGCAGATACCTTTTCACGCAGACAGCCAAGAGCTTCCCTGACTTCATTAATCGCACTGACGAGACTCGCTGCCAAGCGATGCCAGAAGTTGTTGCTTATTATGCTGGCACTGATTGCGCTGTAACCGAAAAAATGGACGGCAGCTCTATCACTATTTGGTTTGACGATAAGCTCAAATTGCATGTCGCAAGCCGTAACCTTGAGGTGCTTGACACGAGCAATTATTTCTGGAAGGCGGTCATTAACGAGGACATTGAGGATAAGCTTCGGGCTTGCTTTGTAAGCAACCTGGACAAGCTCAAGTGGTTATGCTTGCAGGGGGAACTCTGCGGGCCGAACATTCAGGGCAACAAGTACAAGTTCAAGCAGAAAGGCATTTTCTTTTTCAATATTTTGTACTGCAACCCTGTTCGGTATCTGAGTTTGGCCAACTTGTGTGACCTTACAACCCGCTGCGGACTCAAGACGGTACCTATTTTGGATATGCAATATAAGCTTCCGAGTGACATCGCAAGTATCGTAGACATGTCCAAAGGCGAATCGTATTACGGCAATACGCCGAGGGAAGGTGTGGTTGTCCGTCCAGAGCCGCCTATTATCGACCATAACGGGTTTCCTGGGATGGTTGGCAATCGGGTTTCCTTCAAGGCAATCAACCCTGAATTTCTTTTGAAGTACAAATTGTAGGTGATTTATATGGGGGTCAAAGCTTGGGTGCTTTATATTGCAATGAGCATCCTTGACATAATTTGCATTTTCTTTGCCATCAAGGGAGCGGCGATTTTATTCGGGTTTGAGGGGATTGAACCGTTTGCCTTTGCGGTTGCTGTTGGTTTTGGCGTAAATAATTTCTTGGAGCGTGACAGATTTGGAATGCGAGATTAAACGAGAGTTCCGTGGTGAGGTCAACGGGTATGAGTTTGACAATCAAAACGCATATTTCGCCGTATCGAACATCATAGACACTCTCGAACATAAATTAGGAAGAAAATTTGGTGACTTTGAATTGGCGGCTTTGATTGCTGATGCCTATTTCTTGTATCAAGATTTAGGGCTGTCAGCAGAGAAATTTGAAGATTCCTGCCTTTCAAACATATCTAAGGGTTCTTTAAGGTTTCTACCTAAGAACAAAAAAATTAAAGAATACAACGAATTATTGGGAGGGTTGTTGTCATGATGCGTAAATTTGATGTCGGTGATGATGTCTTTTATAACGGTGAGAGGGCTACGATTATTGGCCTTTATGTTCTTAACGGAAAAGCTAAATACCTCATTGCTGTCGATACAGACCACTCTGTTTTTGCTGCCGAGGATGAATTACTCGGCCTTGACTTAGATAATGGTGTGCTGCGCTTCATTAAGGAAACGTATTCGTTTTTGCAGCACCATGAGGATGTTAAAGGGTTTAGCCTTTCGCTTGGCCCTACAGGAGTCTTGTCGGTAGACATTACAACGAATGTTCAGGGCAACTTTGATTTCGACCTTGATAAATTCGATTATGTGATGGCGACCGAGTACATCAACCGCTTTTTAGATTAATGAAGCGATACATGGTGTATGGTAACATTGCCGTTCCTGTCTACGCCGAGGATGAAGACGAAGCGATGGATAAGGTAGCTGAATGGATTGACGACATTTACGACCGTCATCATGTTGCCGATAGTATTGAACTAACCGGTGCAGAACGGGACTACGATGGTGACTTTGACAAAGAATTATTGAGTTAGGGGGTGATTGCGGTACTTAAAGATTACAATGATTTGCTTAAAAATGGCATAGAGATAGCGTCGTTAAAGACGGTTCCGCTTGATATTGCGGCTCTTGAGATTGAGTTGGACAACTTGAGCGACAAAGAATCTGAGTATCGCAAAGCCTCGGCGTTTTGCCGCACGGTCAAGGACGGCCTGGTCAAGAGCGACATTGCGGAGCTGTTGGCCGACCGATGGAATAAGCCGGTAAAGGAAATTAAACAGTACCTGCAGGTCGACGCTGATTCAGCAGACGAGTTGCTTGCGTTGGCTCACGGTGTAGATGACTGCTTTGCCGACTTCAAGAATTTCCTGTCTGGCGGCGTCATCAACCTTGGGCTTAAATCCATCGACGAGTCCATTGGAGGCATTCAACCTACGGATGTTATTGGCTTGGCTGCATATTCTAATCATGGTAAATCCTTCTTGGCGGCCAAGATTGCGGCTTATCAGCTCGTAAGAGAAAAGCGTAACGTTTTAATTATCTCGCGAGAAATGACCAGAGGGGCATACCTTCAAAGTATTGTCCAAAACATCCTTCACATGCCCAAGCGCAAACTGATGGACTACATCAATACTGACCAAGGGGCAGAACTGTACGGCAAGGTCACGGATGCCCTGTCGAACCGGCTACGGATTGTGGACGAAGGGTGCGGCTCCATCGATGCTATTTGGAAGCTGACACAAGCGTTGAACACGAATGGGTTTCATGTAGATTTCGTCATTGTTGACCATTTTATGCTGCTCGACGGCGTAAGCGAATTTACCAAGTTTGAAGAACAGGCCAACATGATGAAAGCCTTCACGAAGCACTTCAAGGCTCCCTTGTTGATGCTTACTCAGTTCAATGATGCGTCGCTATCGTCTATGTCAAAGAAAAAGACGCCGACGAACAATAACATCAAGGGCAGCAACGCATTTATTGCCGTGTGCGATGTAACGCTTCTTCTCTGGCGACCAGCCTTACTCGAAAACAGTATGGACTCGATAGCCAAGGAAGAAAACAAAGATATTACCTATATTAAAATCAGCAAAAGCAGAAGGGAGTTGGAAGGGCCTGTGCTGTTCAAATATAAGTACAACAAGGATGATTACGGCTTCAATGAAGTGCCGTTAGGAGATTTTTCGGATGATTGAGTTTTTCAAGTGTCCGAATGGCGATAAGGTTCCTGTTAAGGATTGCCTCGCAGGGTGTGACCATCGGTGCCTGACATTGCCAACGTTGATTTTTGCGTCACGGACGCGCAAATGGGACGGCAAGACATTCTCGGTTACGCAGCTTTTACAGCCAACATTGCAGGCCTATTTGAAGTTGACGGTACCAGAGAGTATCAGCCCTATTGATTCTTTGGTGGCAGGTTTAGGAACAGCTGGTCATGCCTTGCTTGAGAATTGTATTCCGCAAGGTTATGTTGGGGAATTCCGAATGATTAACAATAAAGGCACAATCACGGGTCAGCCAGATTTGATTGACCTAAAAAATCGTATTCTTTATGACTACAAATTCGTGAGCGCATTTTCCCTTGCTATGATGCTTGGGTATCACTCCGTTGGTTACTGGCACGAGTTCAAGCGTGGCCCCAAAAAAGGCACGAAAGAATGGCGGTTTAAGTACGAACACGGCGGCAAACCCGACTACCACAACTATGACTATCAACAGAATATGTATCGGCTGCTGTTAAAGGAAAACGGAATAACTATTGACAAAATGATTTTGCAGGTTACGGCCAAGGAGTCAGATGCTCAAATCAAGCAACTTGGTCTTGACCGCAGGACATACCTTATTGAAATTCCCAAGTACGACGATGATGCTGTCTATGCGAAATTCGACGAAGCTTACGATAAGCTAAAGACTGCATTGGACACCCAAACGATGCCACCGATGTGTGACGACACATGGAATGGCCGTCGGTGCAGCGGATATTGTTCCGTAAATGCGCACTGCCCATATTACAAGAAAGGATAATCATGAAGGTTGAACTTGATAGGGAATTTTGGCACAAGATGGCATATCTGTACAGAGAAGGATTGATAAATTATCAATGCCTTTCCTGTGATTATACATGTGGAGCAGACACTTTAGATGAATTAGTAAGCTATTTCCCGCAGCGAGTAAATGACATGTGGAATAAAATCACCAATGTGGTATACCGCCACAGGCACGAGTGTGGTTATGATTCAACCCCCGAAATTAATAAAATTCTTGATGAATGGAAGATTGAGTAAAGAGGGTGAAAGGGAAATGAATATTGTGGTTGCAGGGAGTCGTAGCTTTAACGATTACCAGCTATTGCAAAAAACTTTAAATCGCTATATTAAAAACTTACCTAAACAGCCTATTACGATTATTTCTGGTGGCGCAAAAGGCGCAGACCAATTAGGCGAGAGATACGCCAAAGAACATAAGCTTTCTATCCAGCAATTTCCCCCAGATTGGGACTTGTGGGGTAAAGCTGCTGGCCCAATCCGTAACCGTAAGATGGCTCAAGTGGCAGATGTAATTTTCGTCTTTTGGGATGGCAAGTCAAGGGGTAGTCAAAGTATGATTCAGTGCGCTAAAAACGCAAAAGTCCAGTGTTTTGTGATAAGGAGTTATGGAAATGATTGAGATAAAATCGGACAGCGACCTTACGTTTGTCATTGACGTGCAAAATATGCCTTCGGAATACGACAAGGCGCGGAAGATTAGCGAGGGTATTGCCGAGTTTAAATCTATTAAAAAGTCGTTAGGTGCACTTAAATGTAGCGTAGGGATTTTATATTGAGGTGATTCAATGATTGTGATTAATTTTTTCGGGCCATCATGTAGCGGCAAAAGCACATTAGCCGCAGGGGTGTTTTATCGGCTCAAAAGCTTTGGTTTAAACGCCGAGGTGGCCTTGGAGTACGTCAAAGACAGCGTGTATGATGGCAACCCATATCCCTTCAAAGACCAGATTTATGTTTTTGCTCATCAGCTCAAGCGGTTGCGACAATACGAAGGGAAGGTTGATTATGTCGTCACGGATGCACCTTTGCTACTCTCGCATTCATTTGCAGGCGACAAGGAATGCCAGGCGTTCCATGACCTGATTGACCATGAATGGAAACGATACAATAACGTCAATGTCTTCCTTGATTGGCATAACGTCCCTTACACATCAAGTGGCCGAAAATCAGAGCATGACAACCGAGAGAAATATGCAAAGAAAGTCAAAAAACTCCTTGACGATAGAAACGAAAAATACATCGTTGTACCGAGCGACGGTGACCTTCTTGGTATCGTTGCTTTGATAAGCGACGAAATCGAAAGGGTGGAAAAGGGGGTGGCCGAATGAGTTATCGAACGAATTATGTTGACGAGTTTCTACAGGACAACGGCTTGGAGTATGAGAAGTGGTTTCTCATCGATGAGTTTCCCGGCGTCCATTTCATGATTGATAGATATTATAGGCTCAACATTTCCGACCCAACGGGAACAGTAAGTGGCACACGAATAGATTTTATTTATGACAATCTTTTAGCGGGAATCTATCGCACATCAGCCATAAATGAAGGTATGGACTATCTGCGGAAAATCATTGGTATCAAGGTTGACGAAATTTTTAATGTCGTAAATGGAGATGGAGAGCTTGTTGCTGCCGGAGGGGAACCCTCAAGATACATTATGAAAAACGATAAAATTTTTTATCTCAATGGTAAGAATACCACAATCGCTTGGGGAGTTATGGGAAAGCTTTTAAGTGGAGAATATAGAGCCGCCAAACAGGAGGGTTGTGTATGAAAATCAAAGAGTTGATTGAGTTGCTACAAAAGGCTGACACAGACACAAAATTGTGGGCTGAATCTATTGATGAGCGGTTTGACATCGTTGGGGTCGAGACCGTAACAGAATTGAAACACGGGGAAAAATTTACGAGGATTGTCTTATGTTAATCATTGGGAAAGCCGGCAGCGGCAAAGACACATTTGCGTCCATGTTTCCGCAGCTCAAGAGATACGCATTTGGTGATGAAGTAAAGAAAATAACCAAGATTTGTCAGATTGACGGGGCTAAGGCTGCCCATGATTACGTGCTTGCCAAGACCGGCATTTTGGATTCCGCCGTATATCCTATTTTGGAGTATGCAGCGGCGCACCACGAAGGTGGCAAACAGAGGCATATCCTGCAGGTGGTCGGCCAGGGCTTCCGTAACATTGAACCAAATTTCTGGGTTAATCTGGTTATCGGCAAAATAGCGGCAGACGGAAACCCACCGCATATCATTACAGATTGCCGTTATCGGAATGAATTCGACGCCTTCAAGGATGAAATTTCAGTCTTCCTTTACGCGTCCCGCAAGACTCGCCTACGCAGACTCAAGGCAAGGGACGGTACGGTTTCATGGAAAGACTTGTCTCATCGGTCCGAGACAGAAATTAACGAATTTTGCGACCTCTGCACGTATCGTATCGACAACAGCCGAGACAGCTTGCAAGAGCTGCGCCACAAAGCCGAGGCGATTATGCGCAAAGAAGGCGAGCTGTATTAGACGTAAGCCAAACGGTTCCCTTCCGGGATGGAATGAAGTCCGCATGGTTGTTTGGAACCGTGACAAGTGGTGTGTCATTTGCGGAAAACGCGGCGAAGAAGTCCATCATGTGACGTTTCGCTCGCAAGGCGGTAAAGACGTGTCGGACAATTTGGTGCTACTTTGTAGGAATTGTCACAAGGCAATCCATAACGACTATGCGACAGCTGATATGAATCGCCGAGGAATTCACAATAAGACAGAAGCCACGGAATATTTACGTCGGTATATAAAGAATAAATTATGGAGGTGTTCGATTTAGTGACGGTAAATTTACGGCCAAGAAAGCGAGACAAAACCAAAAAGGGAGCCGCCAAAATCGCTGATTTGGTAGCATGTGCTGCATCGGGTTTATTCCTTTGCGTTGTTGGTTTAGTTTTGTTGCTGATTGGTCTTGTTGTTCAGGTTTTGCCGATTGCGATTGTTGTCGGCGTGGTTTGTTTAATCATCAAGTGCTGTTTCTTTGGTGGCCTGCCGTGGTAAATAGCAAAGCCAAGGGCAAAAGAGCAGAACTTGCCATTGCCCATTATTTTCAGGGACATGGGTTCCCTGATGCTCACCGAACGGCTCAAGTTATGGGCAAGACTGGCGGTTGCGCTGACGTAGAAGGTGTTCCGGGAATCCACATCGAGGTCAAGCATAACGAACACTTGAATCTTTATGATGCGATTGACCAAGCGGTTCGTGACAGCGAAGCCAATGGGAACGGGAATGTCCCTACGGTCTTCCACAAGAAGAACGGTAAAGAATGGCTTGTGACAATGCGCCTTGATGATTGGTTCGGATTATATGAACGATGGAAAGGTGATAGTACCAATGCACAGTAAAGCATTGACCCTTGGGAGCCTGTTTGACGGCTTGGGTGGGTGGCAAATTGCTGCCGTAAGGGCAAACGTTACGCCACTCTGGTCAAGTGAAATAGAAAAATTTCCCTTGACGTTGACTAAGATTAGGTTTCCAGAGACGGAGCAGTTGGGCGACATTACAAAGATTGACGGGAGCCAAATTGAGCCGGTTGATATTTTGACTATGGGAAGCCCATGCCAAAATTTGTCCGTTTCAGGCAACAGGAAGGGATTGAACGGTAACGAATCGTGTTTATTTAGAGAGGGGATTAGAATTGCAAGAGAAATGCGTAAGGCAACCAACGGGGTGTATCCCAGATACATTGTTTGGGAAAATGTTCCCGGAGCCTTCTCCACTAACAAAGGGGCTGACTTTAGAGCTGTGCTGGAAGAAATCACAGAAACCGAAATTCCAATGCCTCGTAGCGGGAAATGGGCAACAGCTGGACTGGTTAGAAGCCCTGAGTGTACAGTCGGATGGCGAACATTGGACGCCCAGTATTGGGGAGTCGCCCAACGTCGCCGTAGAATCTTCCTTGTCGCAGATTATCGTGACGGGGGGGGGGCTGCGTTGAGGAAATACTTTTTAAGCCCGAAAGCCTGTCAGGGAATCCTGCGCCGAGCCAAGACGAAAGGGAAAACGTTGCCGGACATCCTGACAAAAGCTTTGGAATCGCAAGCTGCGACCCTTGGTGTATAGCCGGTAACATAATCGGTCGCAATGACTGCAACGGCGGCAATCAACTAGGTGTTCAAAAGGATAAAAGCTACACTTTAACGACACAGGATAGGCATGCTGTTGTTTATGACATGGGGCATCCTTGTGACGTTATCAGGGAATTTCGGCGCGTGTCTCCTACATTATTGAGTGCTATGGGAACACACGGGAATAGAGTGCCTTTGGTTCTAAATGACCAAGGCGGAGAATCTATAGGGGTTAGCCATGGGGTTACAGCCACTCTCAGGGCAAGCGAACATGGTCATCAACCAGTTATCGTCCAGGCTGATTCGTTTAGCAGTTTTAGCGATACTGGCGTGGCAAGTTCACTCAAAGCCAGCGGCGGTGTCCTTGGGGGAGGCTCAGAAAACCTTGTCACAGGGAATGAGGAAGTTTGCCCAGTGGTGCGCAAGCTAACTCCCTTGGAATGTGAGCGGCTACAGGGGCTACCAGATAATTGGACACTGATTGACGATAAAAGTTGCAGCGATTCGGCTCGATATAAAGCTATTGGGAACGGCATGGCACAACCTTGTGCAGACTTTATTATTGCCAGAATCGCAGAAGTAGAAAGGAAATATGAAGGAAATTAAAAGGAGCAATGTTCCTTGTTGGGGAAATGAGCAGAATCCCTTCCATGTCAACGAAATGGACGATACGATTTCACAAGTCAATTCGATTGACACGAGTATTGCAGAAGTTAATTCGTTGCCGTGGACGTGGAAGCCTGACCCAAGTCTAACACCCACAGAACTTATTGATTCGTGGAAGAATTTCCAAACCACTCTTAATGGAGCAGTAGAGAAACAGAAAAAGGAACAAGCGGCTAAGAAGACAGAAAGACTAAAAGAAAGGAAAGTGTTAGGGATGAACAAAAGCAGTGTCGAGTACGCAAATAAATTGAAACGATTTTTGAAGTATAAAGAGTACGATAAAGACACGCTGAAGCTGCTTGGAGTTATTGCAACTCGTAGCAGTGAAAAGCATACGAAATTGGATAGCGAAATTAAGAATGCCATTGTTGAGCTTGAATGTAGGCTTAACGACAGCACATGGCTCGTTAATCAAGCAAGAATGATTGGGAAGGGGATTCACTAAATGGCAGTGGCAAGAAAGACAGAAACAACCAATGAAACTGAACCGATTGAAGTCAAGGTAAAGCTCTTGCGGGATGGCGCACAGATGCCCGTAAAGAAGGATGGCGACGCGGCTTTTGATTTCTTTGCCGCTGAGGATATCCGCATTTCCCCAAGATGTGCAGGCGTCCCGGTTCCTACGGGCGTTGCCATTGAAATGCCTAAAGGGTATTACATGGAACTGTTCATGCGGTCGTCTTACGGAGCCAAGAAGCAGCTGCGGTTGAGCAACTGCGTGGGAGTTATTGACAATTCTTACCGTGGCGAAATCAAAGGTTTATTTGACAACCATAGCGTAGAAACTGACTTTATCCGCAAGGGTGAACGGTTCATGCAGGGGATTATCAAAAAGGAAACCCCTGCGAATCTGGTCTTGGTTGATAAGTTATCGGAAACAGACCGTGGCGACGGTGGCTTTGGGAGCACCGGTAAGTAGTGTACGGCATTATTTATGCTGACCCACCGTGGCCTATCACGATGGCAAATCCTAGGAACTCAAAGAAAAATCTCATCCCTGAGCTACCATATAAAACCATGAGCGTTGATGATTGCTTTGCGGCGATTGACCCATTTCTGCAACAGGCGAACGATAAGCACAACGTTTTCATCTGGGCGGTCGATAAGTTCTTGTGGGATGCTGAACAGCAAATGAAAAATCGTGGCTACAAGTTGCACGCTCGTATGATTTGGGACAAGGGCAATGGGTTCCCGGCGGCGTTTACCATAAGGCCAAGTCATGAATATTTGCTATGGTTTTACAAGCCGGGGCATTTGCTAAAACCTCGGAAGGAAGTCCAAGGCAAGTACACAACGGTCTTTTATGAGCCAAGTACGGTCCATAGCAAGAAACCCATTGCCGCATATAAAATGCTTGAAGATATGTTCCCAGATGTGACCAAAATCGAGCTGTTCGCAAGGAACACTCGTGATGGTTGGCAGTCTTGGGGTAACGAAGTAGGGAAGTACAATTAGGAGGGTATCATGTACAAAGATAAAGATTTTGCAAGTTGGGCAGCCGAAGATTTTCTGGAAGCTTATGATGATGGATATGAATTTAATGAAGACAAGATTCGCCAGTTAGCATGGGGCGACATTGGCTTTGGGGAAATGATTACACAAGAAGAAGGTGACAGCGGACGTTGGGAACGGTACATGACGACAATTCTTAAAATTAAAGATAGATACTTTGCCGTAGGGTGGGAATCTGGTCTTACGGAATGCCAAGAAAATTACTACGATGGTCCGGTATATGAGGTTAAGCAGGTCAAGAAAATGGTTGAGATTACCGAATGGGTTGGGGTAAAAGCAGATGCCGAACATGAAGATTAAATATTTCCCTTATAATGTCTGCGCTACGGAAATCCGATGCGACATCATAGATGGCCGTGTCTATAATGTCGAATTTGATGGCGGCTGCGCAGGAAACCATTTTGGGATTGCACGATTGGTTGAAGGGATGAAGGTCGAAGATGTTATCCATAAGCTCAGTGGTGTTCGTTGTGGTAGCAGAAAGACATCCTGCCCCGACCAGTTAGCGGAGGCATTGATAGAGCGATATGGGGAAGTTTAAGCTACCTGTCGTTTCCGAAGGGGTTACGCTGACCGAAATCCCGAAACATTTGGCGGTATACTTTGAGATTGGCAACTGTACCCTTCATTGCAAAGGGTGTCATAGCAAGCATCTGTGGGACTCGATGAAGGGTGACTGCACAGATTCGTTAGATGATATCATGTATTACATCGACAGATATTATGAGACAGGAGCCAATGCGATTTTGTTTATGGGTGGTCTTCGTAGTTCCAATGTGCCGCCATTAAAGTTTATAACCTGTATTTTGCGCCCGTTGTATGAAAAAGGGTATGACATTGGTCTGTATGATGGCGGCGAGTGGGACGGATGGATAGAAAAGGCTTCCCGGTATTGTAAATGGGTCAAGGTAGGGCCTTATATTGAGAAATTAGGAGGCCTTGACAATTCCACAACAAATCAGCGGTTTTACGAAAAGATTGACGGAAAATTCGTGGACAAGACTGCCGATTATTTCCAGAAGGGAGAATAAACTTGGTTATTACGAAATATTACATCGCAAATTGTTTCCATTGCAAGCATATTGAACAAACATTTGCGGATTTAAAGAAACAGTTTGAGTGCGAACAAATTAAATTCCGTGAAGTGTTCGTTGCCGGCGAATCTGATTTGACCCGCAAATTGAAGCTTCACATCTTTCCGGCGGTTATTATTACAGATAATGAAGGCAACACATTAGAAAGAGTAGAAGGTGTGATTCTTCCTAAAGAATTGAAAAAGATGGTAGAAGGGGCGGTTCGTTCAGTTAATGACTAACAAAAAACAATACTTCAACTGGCTCACAGCAGACCAGATTCAAAAGAAAATTGATTTTATCAAGTTTTATGTGGGACAGGAAAATAACGCATCGGCGTCTTTGGTTGACCCAAATTCCAATGTGTCCGAAAAGAATATGGGGACGTTGGTTTCGGAAATGTACAAATTCGAGAACATTCAGGTTAGCCGAAAAATCATTCAAGATAAGCTGCGGGAATTGTTTGGTGACGACCTTGCAGAGCAGTACAACAAAGACATTGAGTCTCATCTTTTATACTGTCACGATGAGACTTTAGCGGCGTTCCTTCCGTATTGTGCAAGTGTTACCATGTACCCCTTCCTTTTGGGCGGTACAAAATGTATCGGCGGCACTAGTAAAGCCCCTACAAATCTTCAAAGTTTCTGTGGTTCCTTTGTCAATTTGGTATACCAGTTGGCGACAAATTGGGCTGGAGCCACGGCGACGGTCGAGTTCCTTATGTACTTTGATTATTTCGCACGTAAAGAATACGGAAATGATTACCTTGTGACTAACCCGAAAGAAATTGCTCAAGAATTTCAAGGTGTCGTGTATGCGTTAAACCAACCGGCGGCAGCACGAGGCAACCAATCTGTGTTTTGGAACATCAGTGTATTCGATAAATTTTATTTCGATTCTATTTTTGGCGGGTTTAAATTCCCCGATGGAGACGAACCAAACTACGACAACCTTGCAGCCTTGCAAAAGTTTTTCATGGATTGGTTCCGAGAAGAACGAAAGAAAGAGCTTCTAACGTACCCGGTCTTGACAGCGGCTATTTTAGTAGATGAAGAGGGAAACCCTCGCGACGATGATTTCGTCGAGTTCTTGGCTGACGAAATGTCGAAAGGTTTAAGTTTCTTCCTCTATGAGTCCAAGAGTGCCGACTCGCTTGCGTCGTGTTGCCGGTTGCGTAACGAATTGGCCGACAACGAATTTTCGTACACTTTGGGCGCAGGTGGGGTAAGCACTGGTTCTTTCCGGGTCATCACGGTCAATATGAATCGGTATGTCCAGATGTACGAAAAAGATTTACCATTTAGTGGCCTGATTGAGCGAATTCATAAATACCTTGTGGCTCACCGGGAGGTTATCAAATGGTATGTCGGTAAAGGCATGCTTCCGGCTTACACTGCCCAGTTTATTAATTTGGACACCCAGTTTGGCACCATTGGTATCAACGGCATGTTAGAAGCTATGGAGTTTAAGGGCTATTCTCCTACAAAAGATATGGATGCTTACCAAAATGCTGTGGCTACGTATCTCAAAGTTATCTACGATTCCAACAGTAAAGACCGCATTAAGTACGGATTCCGATTTAACACAGAATTTGTCCCCGCCGAGGGATTGGGTGTTAAAAATGCCCAGTGGGACAAACATGACGGCTTAGTGGTGCCGAGAGACTGCTACAATAGCTATTTCTTCCCTGTAGAAGATAACTCACTGAACATTTTGGATAAACTGATTCTTCATAGCAACAAGACCACACAATACCTTGATGGTGGTAGTGCATGTCACCTCAATATTGCCCAGTTGCTCAGCAAAGAACAGGCATTACAGCTTATCAAGGTAGCTGGCATATTGAACGTGAACTACTGGACATATAATTGCCTAGTTACGATTTGCAATGATTGTGGTTACATCAACGTCAACACCGAAGACCATTGTATCAAGTGTGGCTCCAAGAATGTTGATTATGGCACGAGAGTTATTGGCTACTTAAAGAGAATTAGTTCCTACTCCAAGGAACGTATGATGGAAGCCTCTAAACGTTTCTATGTAAAAGTAAAGAAGGAGTAGGCTATGGAAGCTATTTACGCTAAAAGCAACATCTGGAAAGCCATCAGGGCCAAGTGCATGGACTGTTCCGGCAACGTGTTTAAGGAAGTTGAACACTGTGCCGTCAAGAACTGCCCCTTGTATCCTTACCGCTTTGGCAAGTCCGAAAAAGTGTACAAGAAAAAGGCTCAGAAAGCTTAGATTTTAGATTTGAGACATACCCTTTAGCGACAAAATCACATGTCGACGATTCCGCTTATGATTTATCCTAAAGGGTGTGTACATAAAATTAGATACGAAAGGGTTGATAATTTGGTTGAGATTTTTATTGTGATTACCGTATTGGTAATTTTGTATATTTGCATTTCATGGTATCAAGGTTCCAAAGACGAAGCGGTAGGTCGCAAGGACATGATGGCGGATTACGCCGACGCCAAGAATGGATTAACCATGTTGTGCAATAAGATGCTCCGATATGGCGTTCCGCACTCGGAAGTCATCGAGTTGGTCGATAAGGCTGCCGATGCGGCATTGCTTGCGGATGCCCTGCAAGTGGGTGCGGAAGAAGATAAATATGTGCCTTTGGTGGCAACATATGACGGCGTAGATATTACGATTCAGCCGGAATGGAGCGACCTTGAAAGACACGCTTAGTCTCTTTAACGAGATTCGCGAGATGTACCCGCTTGTTAAAGACACTGACGCCACCCAGGCGTACAATCTGATGCAAAAAGCAAACCTGCTGCGGGCTACATTGGATGAGTTTGCTGTAGAGTGCGACAAGGCTGCCATCGTGGCAAAGAATAATATCGACGTGGTTAAGTCGTACTTGTCTTATCAGTTTGACCCCAAAAACAGCACTAATGGGAACCGCCGGGCCATGTGCTGTGACTCCTATAAGGATGCGGTCGAGGCTTACGCGGATGCCAAATCCAAGGCCGACCTGTACGCACGACAAATTGAATTCCTTAAAAATGTTTCCTTCCAGATGTTCGCTGTGTGGGACAACTGCCGGAAAGTAGGCGAGCGGTATTGATTGTTCACTACTTTTTGGTTGATTACGGCAATAGTGGCGACATCTATGACATTGGCTGTGTGGGCGACTTGGACGCCTTGAAAAAGTATTGGCAGGGAATCAGCCGGGACGTGCGGTACAAATACACGCAGGAGTTGCACGAATTCAACGAGAACGGCAAACCAAGACGGCTCCCCAAGGGATGCGGGAAATTAGGGAATGCTGGTTATGCCGTGTCCTGCAAGTTCTTCTGCGATTTTCCGCAAAGTATCACGCGGTCGATGCGGTTGAAATATTTTGACGAGAGGTATAAGTTTGTTGACTAACGAAGAACAGTATATCCAATTTGAACGTACCGAACGGTTTAAAGAATGGGAACAGGATAAGCGGCAGCGAGGATTGGCCCAGACATTATCGGAGGGTATGCTCGATTATGTCCCACCCCCGGATGTCATCTTGAGTGCTGCTGAACGAAAGAAACTTATCGCTGACATGATTCGGAGCCTGCAGGAATATCTTGGTGATGATTGTTTCGAGTTCCTTTGCCGGTATCACCTGAGCGAAGAAACTGCGGACGACTTGGCGGAAGCTTATGGTGTCTCCAAACGGACGGTGTATCGAACGGCAAGATTGAACGATGCGGTCGCTCGGAATTTCCTTCTGGGGGCATTCGAGGATTGCTTGGAAGCAGTCTATTATACGCCGCCCGGTAAATCTTCGTCGGGAATCATTGGCCCTATGTTCCAATTTGAATACGAACAGAAGCGGCCGCATAAAATCTACAAATATAAAGGTAAGAGGGCCAAAACCAAGTGTATGATACCTGAGTATCTGGAATGCGCCTTTGGGGATGCGGCTACGAAATGTAGTTTATGTTTCAATGATTGGGGTGGTAGCACATGCAAGAGGCATTTGGAAAATTAATGGATGCATATTGCGAGTTAATAGATAACCATCCCGTTGGATGTTTGTTAGGGCTTGTAATTTTTAGTATAGCGTTCGAGGTGACATTTGGGCCGATTGTAACTTCTTTAGCTTCGGTGTGTATTAGCTTCGTCGCTCTTGTTGTTACGTTTTTGGCTTCTCGCTAGGCGGTTTAAACACCGACACATCAACATCTCTCCTAAAGGTTTTCCATGGAGTTTCAACGATTAATTCTGCCGAAAATGCTCGCGGTTTATCAATTAAGAAGTATGCAAATCCAAATTCTATAGTATAAGCATCTATTTTTAACGGCGGGATTAGTTGTTTGTCTACATGCAAGACAGATAAGGTGTCTAAGTCCAAGGGGAATATCTCACCTTGGACTTTTGTATGTGGGCTAGTGACATATTTTGTTTTTACTCTATCGTGAGGGCGTAAATAGATGCGGCTCACAGATATAGGAGCGGAAGCTTTATTAGCTAACTCTAGCCATAAACAACAACGTGCTTTTTGGTCATACCCTACTTTCTCTAAAGGTGAAGCGAGAAAGGAAATTGAAGTTTCTTTATTATAAAAAATTTCTAACTTAGGTCTGGAATTCCAGTATGCCTTTATTGATAGCGCCGCAGTGGCAACCGAAATCAGAAAAGCTAGGGTGGCAATAACATCTGAGTATTTTAATACTTTAATTAATGGTGCCAAATCCAAAATTATCACTTCCGATGTTCAAAAAATAAGGATTGGAAAACTTTGAAATCCCAAAGCCAAATCTATTCTACTCCAAAAATAAAAAATGAGAAACTCCAAAAATAAGAAATCCAAAACTTGAAATTTTCTACCAGAAAAATAAGAATTGGGTACAAAGAAAACCGCCATTGGTAGCTCTTAATGAGTTGTCATTTGGCGGTTTTTGTCATTCTCTATAGTTTTCTTTTGTGTCATTCCCTGCAGGCTTTTCGGGAGTTTCAGTGGTTTTGTTATCTGTGTTATCTGGAGTATCCTTTTGATTGACGCGCCTTAAAATGTCGCTTAGTTTGTCGGAGATGTCTTTCATCTCGCTTTTTGTGGTCTCCTTTGAGAATTGGGATATAAGTTTCAGGTCTGCTTTGGTTACTTCGTCCGATTTGCTCAAGCTTCTTCGTTGCAAGCTCATGTATAAATCGTCGAGACATTCTTCTTCGGTCATCGGAAGCGGTAGCTTGGTATCTTGGTCGTAATGCGTAGGGGATGAGAAGAAATATTTCCCGATGCGGAACCTTGATTCTGGTGCGCTTATGTATTTATCTATATCTTTTTCAAAATCAGCAACCCAAGGGATATTTATGATACCCTCTGCCGCATCTTGGATGTCTTGAGTCTTAACGTTCAGGAGGTCTTTAAGTTTATAATTGGCTGCAAATAATTTCAGCATAAGTTGGATGTATGCAGAGCGAATCTTAATTTTTTCTATTTTCTTAAATACCGCAACAACTTCTTTGTCTTGGTTTTGCGGAGTCAGTATCATAAATTTCACCTCCATTTAGTTATTTGGTTAACCTTTATTACATTCTATCATATCATAGCAACTTATACAACTATAATTTATTGGCATTGATGATTAGTAAATGAGTGAGTATATGTTAATATAATTAATGTATATGCCGCATAAGTTTTAAAATTTGTCTTCTATTATATATAATTTGCATAATATGACAATATATATTATTTGTAGTTAAAGTGTTAATGAGATTAAATAGGTAAATATAGTGGGAATAAGTAGTATATATAGTGGATAGTATAAGTAATATATAGTAAGTATAAGTAGTGGTATATAGTAGTAGGTAATAGTTTGAAGAAGGTAGTAAGTCGGCCGGGCAACCAGAACGAAAAAGTTTGGGCCAGTGAAGGCTGCGCGTCTTGTCCTGCGGGCGGCTGACCGATAGGCCACGACGCCCATTGTGACGGTCTACAAGTAGTAACCTTGCACAATGTCGCCATATTTGCCGATTTGACGGCCTAAAATTTTCTGTAGGTATAAAACCATTAGCGGCCGTATTTTCGTGTCTTAAATCGGCAAATATGAAACATTCGACGCAGCGACGGCGGCAAAATAATTTGCAAAATATGGGGAACGCCCAAAAATCGCCCATTTTGCCACCTGTAAGGCGTTCTATTTGTCGGCAGGTATAAAACCATTCAAGGCAAAAATAAAACGCCTTAAAACGGCAAATTCAAAGGCGTTCGGGTGTTGATTATGTGAGATTTTAGAGGTAAAATAAATATGGCACTACGCCACTACGCGGCAGGCGGTCAAACCTTGCCCCTAGAATTGGGGTGTTGCGTATGGACAACATCAATACAACGATTGTTTTGTTGATTATGTTTGCTCTTGTATTGCAGCACATAAAGAAATAAGCCGCCCATAGGCCCAACTATTAGCGGCTTAATTTCTTGCTAGTATTTATACGGGCATGGCCGTCTGTTGGCGTAGTGCCTTTTTACGTCTTCATAATAGCAGATTGACCGGCGCAAGTCAAGCGGCCCAAACGTACAGACCACGCCGGAAATCTCAACAGGCACAAAAAAAAAGGGCCGCCTTAGTGGCGGCTCTTGTTATCCTTTTAAGTTTACAATTATCCAGACCAGCAGTGCGGCCACTATTGTGCCCATGATTACACCTCATTTCTTATGATACATATTATCAATTATAACAACTAATCCAATACAAAATACTTCACTCTATACCCCAATTCATGACATTTATTATAGTATAATAATTCATTTGCAAATTCGAAAAATCCTTTTTCGGTGCGCCCTTCTGATTGACTTACAAGGCTAGGAAAAGCCCATTCACTGCACAAATTTTCCTTATCCATGCAGGCGAACACGTCAAACCCTTGTAAATAAGCTTTTAAAGCTTGTGTTTTATTAACTCTAACGTACTTTTTGCCGTGCAAGTTATATGTTTCTTGTCTCATCCTGCGCCACCTCCTACAACGGAAACAATGTATTGACTAGCCAGCTACCGAAAAGGCACCACAAGGCAAGTAATATCATTACAGGAATAGGGGATAAATATTCGATTAAATTCCAAAATTTTTCAAACATACGAATCGCCGTCCTTTAATTTTTTCAAAATATAATTGATATTAATTTGCATAATAAGACAAGTCTTCGACGGGCGAAAGGTTAAGGCCGAATTCTTTATTGTGAATTTTGCAAAGAATTGCACATGCTTTTTTGAGTTTCCACGGCGCAAGATAGCGATGTAATGTATACGCCGCTTTTATGTTTGGGGCACGGTCAAACGCATATGCGTTATGCAACATAATTGTGTCCTCATAGTCGAATGCGTTTGGGTCCCCTTTTAAGGTAAAATAGTCAAATTTTCCAATAGAATTCCTTACAACGCGCCATTCAACGCCTGCAATTTTGTATGTCTGTTTCATAATGTGCACCTCTTCTAAATTCCGTAAATCTTATCAAAGTCATTCCTATACGTGTCTTTGAAAATACTATCTAAGTCATGCAAAATACAGATACAAGCGGCGACATGGTTATTATATTCGTCAAGAATCGCCTCAAAGTTGGCCGCCTGCGCCTCAATCATTTCTATGCGTTGGCGCATTCCTTCACGGCCTCTATTGATAGCCTTCACAATGGCCGGGGCGTTTACGCGTTCTGTTTTGCCAACTACGCGCGCCCATGGGCGGTCACTGTTGTTCATTAACGCCATGACTGCGTATGTGTAGCAGTTGGCCGGGCTTGCCAAAATTTCAAAATGTCCGTTGTTCATTTCATAGCCCCTGCATACGGCTTTTCCGTCTGCCGACTTGACGGCCCGTAAAGCGTCATTAAATCGCTTATTAAATTGCTTACCGTCGAATTTTTCAACGACTGCAATAATAGCTGGGGCCATTTCAATATATTTTTTAAGCATTTCAATTTCGTTTGTGATAGCCTTCATTTTTTTGTCTGCATTATACATCATGATATTCTCCCCCTATTTTTCGAATCTATCGGCATAGCCTTCTATTAACCACGGCACCAAACGGCCATATTTTTCAATTTCTCTCATCATCTCAGCAATGACTTGCACTGAATTTTTATAAAGAGCATAGAATAAGCTACTAGCCCCTATAAACTGCTGAAAAGCTTGATTTTCCTCTTCCCGTTGTCCTGCTTTTCTAAAAGTGAAATAAGCGTCCAAACGGTCAGCCATATACGTTACTGCTACTATTTTTTCTTTTCTAGTCATAATCAATTACCTACCTTCCTTTTATTTCAAAATATTCTATATGTTTTTTCCAGTCGTCAACTTGAAAATCAGCAACCACGCAGGCGACTATATAACTTTCATCGCTTGTAAGTTTTTCCTTTTCGTAAGCCTTAAAACGATATACTAAGCCTTCATATTTGCGAATCATGGCCCCATAGGTTAAAAAGCCATAATCTTCATACAGCCGATTTATTTCATTGGCTGCATATTGCAATGACTTATAATATTCACGGTTACAAGTGATACATAATGCCGCATTTACGACTTTTTCAATATCGAAAGAGTCAATGCCTAGAATATTCGCGTATTGTTCGGCAACTTCTGACGTGCTGCCGTAACATTCTGTAAATTTTTTTGTCCAATAGTCTTGCGATTTTTGAGTGTTTAACATGTGAATCATCCTTCCAGATTTTAAAATATTCATTACATGTATGTATTTGTAATTACATAAACGGTTATTTTTTTAGGGGCTTTTCCCTGCCCCTTATCTTGATTATATTATACCTCCGTTGTAATTACATGTCAATACAAATGGATTAAATTAATTACAAATATTGACATGTTATTACAAATAATTTATACTTAATCAAAAAGGGGGTGCATTGTATGGAATTGCAAAAGGAAAAAACCAAAGTTTTACAAATTAGAATAGAAGAGCATTTATTACAAGATTTTAATACAATCACGAAAAAATATAGCATAAATAAAAGCGAATTAATTAGGAAATGGATAGAAAAATATGTTAATGACCATAAAGAAATAGAGTAGGGGCGGGCTATAGCTTGCCCTTGTTTTAAATTTCAATGTCTTGCAAATAGGCGATAAGGTCAGCCACTAAGGCAGCACGTCCTGCCGATAATGGCGGTCTAAATGTGTTGGTGTCGTCGTACCAGGCTGAACAAATGTCGTATAGTGTCATAGCAATCAACCTCCTAAAATTCCCGCCCGTCGGCGAAAAGGGTGTAAATAATTTCCCCGTTTTCATCTTCTACGTCGACACCGGCAAAATTTACGCCTCCATTGTCAAGCAACTCATGGGCGAATTCGATAGCGGTATCAAGGCTATCGAATTCTTTCCATTCCATGTCAGTTTCTTCCCATTCGTCGCCCGTGGGATAAAATTCATAATTCAAAATATATTTACTCATAATTACAACCTCTTTTCTATGTACGCTGTTTGTTCGTACAAAATATTTTAAAATTTTTTAGGAAGGTTTTTACTTCCTTCCCTTATCTTGATTATATTATACCTCTTGTACGTACAATGTCAATAGAAACAAAAAGAAATTTGCACATTGTACGGACGTATGATATAATCAAAAAAAAAGAGGTGGTAATATGAAAACAAAAGACAATAAAACCGAAAGAATATACTTCCGATTAACAAAAGAAACAAAAGATAAATTTATAGAAACATTAGAAAAAAATGGGGACACTATGAGTGGCTTTTTGCAGCGTTCAATAGTTGCATATATCAATAAAAACGAAAAAGAGGCGTAGGCATAGCAAAATATATGGTTTTAGAAAATAATTGCTTGCAAATGGTTGACATGTGGCGACATGTATGATAAAATAACACCCCAATAAAAAAAAGGAGGGCTACAGTATGTTTTATCTACATTTACAAGTATGGCAACATGGCGAATTGACTTATGAAGGAAATATTAGTGAAGAATTTGAAACCGTAGAGGACGCTATCACATTTGTTAATCGCGGAAATGTTTGTAAAGCAGACTCTTCAAAATGGGATTATGATTTTCATGGCAACATCTTTGAATTATACGACATAAAAAAAGACATTGAATACAAATTGCAAATAAAGCGCGACTATAGCGATGATTAAGGCATAAAAGAGCCGCCCGGAGTGGGGCGGCTTTTTATTAAATCATTTATTCCAGCGTTCAGGGTACATTTCTTCCTTTATAATATCGCCGTCGTCGTTTGTGTAAACGTTGCGACGCAACCAGCCATTTTCTTGATATGTGTCAACTATAATACTATCGTGCGACACATGTATATTTACCTCTTCATTATTTTCATTATGGCCGGTATATATGTATTTACTATCCCCGAACTTTTCCATAATTTCCAGCAAACCGTCGTAGTCCGTAGGGTCAACTACAAATACAGCTTTTTTCTTTTCCATGTTTGTACCTTCCTTTTTTATAAATAGAGGGGCGAATTGGCACCCCATGCCTGCCGCTAATTTTTCCAGTGTCTCAATAGTGACGTTCTTTTTACCGCGCTCTATCTTGCTTATTTCACTTTGGGCAACGCCGGAGGCAGCGGCTAATTCTTTTTGTGTCATTCCTGACTCTTTGCGTGCGTCAATTAAACTATAGAACACGCATTTATTATCGCTATTCATCCATTACCTCCCTCCCTTTATCTATATATATTATATATGTTTTCCCTCATATTGTCAAGAAAAAATATAAGAAATAACTAATATTTTTATTATATCAAATGTCTTCTATGAGTGTACGCAATTAATCAACGTATATAGACTTTTGCGGCGTTTTTTATTGTTTGTATGTGATTATACCTATTTTTCTTTTTCGTGCGTCATACGGGCAAATAGGGGCATGCCTTATCTGTATTTTGTTGTAGTGGATAATGGTTATTCATAAGGCTGCGCGGGAAATAAAAAATTTTTTCGTTCATAGTCTCATTCTTATATATAGAGTAGTAAGGGATAAAAGCATATAAAAGGTAGGTATCTATTTTTGTTTATGAACGCGCATAGGTCTTTATATAGGTTTAGATAGGTGTATCAAAAAAGGCGCAAAGGGCATTGCGATAGCTATGATATTTTGCGTATTGTGATGAGTCCTATAGGTCTATATAGATACAATATATGTATACCTATAGGGGTATAGGGTGCCTTAGGGTAATATAGTTTGGGCCGCAAGTATAGAAGCGCGCGAGAGATATATCATACTGTTGACTAAGTCAACTATCTAAAATCACAAGTCCAGGCTGGCAAAAGGGGCGACATGGGGCAGACGATAAGGCCATAGGGGGTATATTAAATAATAATAAATTAAAGTAAATTTAATTAAAATAAAATAAAAATTGATAACACAAATGAGAACAAATGCGAATCTTTTACAAATCTTTCGCATTCCGCATAACCATGCCGTCTTTCGCAATTCCAAAAAGCCCTTTTTTATTCGTCTCCGGCGGCGTATTACCCCTCGAAATCATCCCCACAAAATTTCACTAAAGGAATCACTTCAAGGGTGCCATCCTGGTCGTCTTCTCTGATTCCAAAAGGGGACCCAAAATAGGACTCCAAAAGCCATCAAAATTACCCCCAAAATGGCTATAAATGACATATGTCAAAAACATGCTATATATCGCTCCCCATGATACCGCACCCCAAGAAGCCTAAAATTGAGATTCTTTTGCGAATAAGACGATTCTCTTGAGAATAATCAAAAATCGTGTCACAAAATGGCACTTTCAGACATTATATATAGAGGGAGCATTTTCCGTGAGGTTTGCTTGCGCACGTGGATAAAAAATAGTGAAGCGTGGTAGTCCAATCCCCTCCGATTTGGGCCAGTTCGAGAACCTTGGCCATATAACCCGTACTGTGTGACGTCGAGCCCTATGGACCTTTCAAGTAAGTGGGGGAAAGGTGATGTAGGGGGTGGAATAATCAGGTCACTTGTTTACTCTTAGGCTTCGGCCTTCATGGTAAAGAATACATCTGGACTGGTGAGGGATACAGGATAAACAACCGCGGTTTGGTCGGGAACCGATTAGACAACTTCGACCTTTATAAAGCGAGGCAATACCACAGTACTCAAGTCCGACGAGTCTTCGGGCAGTCTAAGAAGCTGCTTAGGAGCCGTTTAGGGACAATCACATAGGCACGACCCATGTCAAGTCGTCTTCCATGCTCAGACGGCGTAGTGATTTTAGGGATGCATTTCTCGCGGCCGTAGGGAAAGGTGGTGGCAGTTCCTACGCTCCGGGTGGCATGGGTAAATAATATCTTGGAGGAGGAATATCTTAAATAAAGTCTTAAACCTAACCCTGATAAAAAATAAAGCCACGAACGAAGTGAGTGGCTCTGGCGAACGTAGTGAGCCAGCAAGTAAAGGTAAGCCTTAAGGCTACCTTATAAGAGTCACTTATAAGTGTCACTTAAAGGAATAGCCTTAAAGTTACCTTTAGGATTAGCCTTAATGTGCTGCCGCTACGCGGCAGAAAGGCTCGCTTCGCTCGCCTTTTACTTATTGAATCAGTAATGATAAAGATAGTGTAAAGGCAAGCTTTAAAGATAGCCTTTACACCCTTTACCCTTACCTGGTCAATAAAGAAAGTGCGAAGCACTTTTGCGAGCCGAAGGCGAGCAAACCCTTACAAGACGACTCCTAATGTTCTCTTGACCAATAAAAAAGAGCAGCATTACGCCGCCCTTTTGTGAGTCTTGAGATATGCCTTGATATAATCTATAAGCATGTCTCGGTCAAGCATTGCACCATTGAAAGAATTCATTGGAGACATAGCTGGTTCATCCTCGATGAGCCCGATGGCCCACAGGTGACCTTCCAGATGACATGGGGCGAAGACCGAAAAGGTATCGTCCCTTTGGTTCAGTCCATAGTGGCGACCGGCGCACAGCACAAGGGAAACGAATCGCTCGTCCGTAGGCATTTCGCCAGTGAGCAGAATTGTTTCCAAATATTCATTCCATTCCTTTCTAGCCTTCAACAGTGCGGTTTCAATACTGGTCATTCCTTGCCCTCCTATGCTCTTATTATACAATTACCGAACAAATGTTTCAAGAGGGGAGCATAAAAAATCCACGGACGATGCCGTGGAAATTTTTACATATCCATTTTGCCATACGCTTCTTTGTTCATAATGTCTTCGGTGATGCCGAGATACCGCATAGTGGTTCTTGGGGAGGAATGGTTGAACGCTGTCTGAATCAGTTCGAGGGGTACTTCCCGACGCCATGCGTGGTACCCAAATGTTTTCCTCATGGAGTGGGTGCCAATATGTTCAAGGCCAAGTTTCAATCCGGCTTCATGGATGATACGCCATGCGGATTTTTCTTGAATATGCCCACCCTTTCGCGACTGGAACAGATATTCCTTTGGGTAGGCGTCAATATATTCAACGACTTGTTTATACACAGAATCGCTGAGTTGTAAGCGTTTAATCTTAGATGTTTTCTTTTCTCGGAGTTCGATATGCCCGTCTTTGATGTCTTCGGGTTTAAGCTTTACCAAGTCGCTAATACGCAGACCTGTGTTAATCCCGATGGTGAACATGATACGGTCACGCCATCTCGGCAGGACTTCTTTCATTTTTTTTACATCTTCCATATCACGAATCGGTTGTGTGGTTTTGATGTCTTCCATCTTTTTCATAGTATCACCCCTTAATGCGATTTAATTGTACCTCTATTCGCATTCATTGTCAATAATAAAAGATTAATTGAGAAAGGAAGTGACAGATAATGCCCGCAAGTAAACTAAAACCAATAGACCCGAATGCCCCTTATGCATTTGCCAACGCTAATATGTCTAAGATTGACTATTATGGCTTAGGAGAAACTGTCATCGAATTGCGCCGAAAGGGTATGTCTTATTTGAATATTTCAAGGGAACTGTCAACGAATTACCTAGATAAGACAAATGGCGACAAAATTTCGATGGATGCTGTGTCTCGTTGGTTAAAGCAGCACGAAGAAGAATCTGCGGACTACGAGAGCGAATATATTGCCGTCAACACATACCGGGAAAACCTCAAGATGCTTCGTCTGGTTGACAACAATATTGAAATGCTCAAGGTCTTCCTCGATGCCGTTCAAAACATGATTGCCAATGGGGCAGACGATGCGACGGTATTAAAAATGTTCAGGCACACCAAAGAGTTGCAGACCGAACTAGAACATTACATTGCCCGTAAGCAAAGCATCGTCACCAATATCTATAATTCGCAGAAGGAAATTTTTAACATGATGACCTTGAACGAAATTATTCGGACAACCCTTGACACGGTTCGTAAGCTTGACAAGGGGATTTATGCAAAGGTGCTGGTGCAGCTCCGAAATAACCCAAAATACGTCGAGGCAATCAAGAAAATCGACGATACAGACGTAAAATAATTATTCTATTTAGAATAATGAAAATTTGTGTCACAAAATGGCACTTTCAGACATTATATATAGAGGGGTAATTTTTTAGGCGGCGACCCGACAACGAGAGCGCTGTAATCTCTACGGGGACCGGCGCGATGGGCGGCGACCTATTACGCCTCGATGCTAAATGCAGTTAGATGTATCTTTTTGAACACTGTGAAGACCGTTGACAGCGTGCAGTGACTAGCCCATATTCGGGGGCTTTTTACGGATACGTAAAATTGACCAACCGTTTCGTGTAGCAGCGATGCTGCACGAGTAGGAGCCGACCAAAGTTCCGAAATAAGGCTATGGTGCTGCGCCATAAGGTACTGTAATGCAGGGCTTTCGGTGGGATGCGTAATTTGTCGTGAGTGAAAAGCTGCGGCAGCCTGCGACGGCGATAGTGGGGGCTATCGAGCCTAGCAGGAATCCCAACCAAGCATCTTAGCTGTGACGCCTTGGAAACAGGGCTATAACATTGGAAGCTTGTACAAGTAGCTCAAACGGCTGATTCAAAAAAGACATTTGTTATTTAATACTACATTAAAATCATATGGCGAATGTCGAGTGAACGTTGCCGGTAACAACCCGGCCATGCATTTTCCGTTCTAAAACGGCTTGGAGATAGTCATGGGGTAGCTCCCCTCGGCTCGCCCTCCTTGGCATGTAGCAAAACAGCTTTATGGCGGAGTAAGCAGAAATGCTCAATAAAGGTGCATCTGAGTGCATTTAGCACAATATATAGTGAATGTCCTAAGGGACATGTTCAAAAAGGGGCACGGCTCCTTGGGTATAACAGCTTTGTGCTGACATACATATGATTACCGGGTTCCTTTTTCAGGTGCGGTCTTGGACAAACCGCACCTTGGGACCGTTATGTTGCGAGGCTTAGGGCGAGCCTTCAATCGCTCTATTTTCATACTCCGATAGCTCAATCGGTAGAGCAACTGGCTGTTAACCAGTGGGTTACAGGTTCGAGACCTGTTCGGGGTGCCATATGCCGGTGTAGCTCAGTTGGCTAGAGCAATAATCTTGTAAATTAAAGGTCGAAGGTTCGAGTCCTTCCATCGGCTCCACGATTGAAAAATCGTCTAAGCGCACGGTTTTTGGAGGGGTTAGGTTACGACCAGACCCCAATTTTTTATCATCACAGATAATTGGCAGGGTACGTTCCTGCCTCGCATGGGCGGTTGGCCGAGCGGTTGAAGGCACTTGTCTTGAAAACAAGCAGGCTGAAAAGTCTCGTAGGTTCGAATCCTGCACCGTCCGCCAGAATGTCTAAGGATGCGAAGCTGCTGCCTTAGACCCAAAGAAAACTAGCTAGGAGGTGATACAACGGACGAGATATTTAAGGAAATCCTTGGCGACAAAGCCGAAGAGAAGAAAGCTGTGGAAGAAAAAAGCAACGTGGAGCTTGGGAAAAATGATTTTCAGTTCTTTGCGCTGACATATTTCCCGCACATTTTCACGAAGCCGCTCTCCCGGTTCCATCGGGAAATGTTTCGCGATTCGCAGCGGATGATTCTTGGGGATAGATTTTCCCAGAAGTTTTTCGTCCGGGCTGCCCCTCGTGGCTTTGGTAAGTCTCGTATCATTTCCGTTGTATTGCCGCTTTGGTGTGTTTGTTATCGGCACCGCAGGAATATTTGTTTAATTTCCGATACTGGTCCCCAGGCTACAGAGTATATCCAGACAATTAAAGATGAACTGGAATCCAACGAAAAACTACGAGCTGACTTTGGTCACTTAGAGACAGACCGTAAATGGTCTGAATCTGAAATTGAGACAGCCAACGGAGTGCATGTCGTGGCGAAATCGTCTGGTAAATCCCTTCGTGGTACGTCTTGGCATAACATTCGCCCCGACTTGGTTGTTCTTGATGACCTTGAAAATGATGAAATGGTAAACACCGAAGACCAGCGAGCCAAGCTTCGTACATGGTTTACGAAAGTTGTGCTCCCGATTGGCAACGAATCGACATCTTTTTTGTACGTCGGTTCCATTTTACACTACGATGCACTGCTTAACATCGTGTTGACTAGTCCTAAGTATTCCAACTGGGACAGGGAAATTTACCGCTCGATTTATGAGTTTTCGCAGTCGTCCTTATGGGATAAATGGGAAGAACTCTTTACCGACTTGTCCGACAAAAGAGCGGCTCAGACGGCTTACAAGTTTTATCAAAGGCACCGCAAGGAAATGCTTGAAGGTGCCGAGGTGCTGTGGCCGGAGTGGCGTGTCGATAAGGACGGCAAGAGCGACACTTATTACATGCTGATGATTCAACGTCTGCAGGATTCAGATGCCTTCAACTCGGAATACCAGAATAACCCGATGACAGAAGATACGCGAATCTTCAAGGAGGCGTGGATTAAAAATAATTACTACGACGAGCTGCCAAAGATGAAAGAAATCTACGGGGCAGTCGATTTGTCAATGGGCAAAACCCGGACAGCCGACACGTCGGCAATCATCATCGTTGGCCGGGGCATTGATAATTATATGTATGTTTTAGAAGCGGATATTTCAAGGCGCAACCCGGACGCCATTATCGCCGACATTATCAAATATCTGGTCAAGTACGAAGGCGAGATGACTGGTTTTATCGTTGAAACAAATGTATTCCAGGAATTTTTTGCCAACACGCTTGAACAGACATGCATTGATATGGGCATGTATGTCAACTGGATTGAGCGGAAGAGTGTCGCTGGGGACAACAAGTTACTGCGTATCAAGGCCCTAGCTCCGAAAATCAAGCTTGGTTATATCAAATTTAACCGATACCATTCGGTGCTTGAAAATCAACTCAAGGATTTTCCGAAAAGTCATGACGATGGTCCAGACGCATTGGAAATGTGCGTTTCCCAATTTGTAGAAAATGGCAGCCGCATCGCTGTGACCTGTTTGCGACATGCTCCGTCTAGTAAAGGTCTGGATGCGGGAAAAATTATAAAGGGGTGGTTCAGATAATTTGAAACTTGTAGAGCAGTTGGTTTATCTGGCAGCCCAACGGTTTATTAAGCGAGATACGGCTTACAACATGTTTGACTCCTGGTATCCTTATGGAGCCAGAAGTAGAACACCGCAACAGAAAGCCAGTGTCCGAACGTTACGAAATCTTGCAAGGACTCCGATTGCCCGGTCGGCCATCAACCAAATCAAAGATGGTGTCTTGGCATTGGATTGGCATTTTGTGTCCGCCGATGGGAAGGAACACGAGAAAGAAATTGAGTTACTGACACGGATAATGAAGCGGCCTAACCAAGTGAACGATTTCCAGTCTTTTATTGGACAGGAACTCGACGACATGTTGGTCCTTGACATGGGATGCTTTGAAAAGAAAAAAGTTCGTTCCGAGATTCAGCCATTGTATCTCTTCCCAATCGATGCCCAGACTATCAAGATATTGGAAGACTGGGACGGCAATCCCAAGAGCCCTCGATATGAACAGGACGTTCACGGTAAGCAAACCTATTTCACGACCGAAGAAGTGGCCGTAATGACCAAAAATGAGTTTACTCATTCGTGGTTTGGCCTTTCGCCGACAGAACAGGCATGGCGACATATCCAATATCTTGTGGATTGTCAATCCTATGCCAATGATATTGCTTCTAATGCGATGCCAAAGTATCTGGTAAGCCTTGGTGAAAAAGCCGGGGAAGACGAGTTGCGGAAGCTTCGTATGTACATCGCAAACGAGGTGCAGGGGCAGTCAACGCTTGCTATTTTTGGCTCCAAAACGTTGGATGCCAAGCAGGTAAGCCCTATTGGCGATGATGCAGCTTGCTTGAATTGGCAAAAGATGCTGTTGCAGATTATTTCGGTATGTTACCGAGTACCTGCAGAACGGCTTGGTTCGGCAATATCCAATGACCGCTCAACGGTAGCCGACCAAGAAGAAGATTTTGTAGAGAACACGATTAAACCATGGGCGCAAATTATTGAAAACGCAATCAATCATCATGTGGTTGAATTGCTTGGGTTTGGTAACAAGGTAAGGTTTGAATTTATCTATTTGCCGACGCAGGCCCAAAAGACCGTACTGAAAGATACGGTAGCGTCGTTAGTAGAAAAAGATGTAATCACATTTAACGAAGCTCGCCGGGCTGTTAAAGGTGTGTTACCTATAGAGCTTCCTGATTTAGACGACGGAGACATGCGAATGAGCCAATACAAGAATAGCTTAAATATCAAGCTGGCAGAGGCGCACGGAGCCGCAAGCGGATTAGGGGACGCTCAAAATCACAACAATAAAGATAATAAAGGTGGTGAAGGCGACGGACGAAAAGAGGACGATTAAATTTGAGTCATCGGACATACAAGTGTCTCTGACGAATGACGGTCACATCAACAAGCTGCCGTTCATAGCCACTTTTATGCAGATTGGCTCGCCTTCCAATGGTACGCCATGTGGAGCTGATTATCCGATTGTTTTAGCAATGGACGAGGCTCAAAAGTGCGTCAGCACGATGGACTTGATGGCTGTTGATTGCGTCTGGTCTGATTGGTGGCCTGAAGATTGTATGACAGGTCACGACAGCCGGAATAAAATCGGCGTTATCGAAAAAGCGTACATTGAAGGCAATGAAATGAAGATGAAAGGGTTTATCTATGCTTTAGATTTCCCGGACATCGCATACTTTATCAAAAATGCAACGCCCGCCTTGGGGTTCAGCATGGAGTGCATAGCCGATGTAGAAACAAAAGATGATGGCTATGAGCACATGACGAACGTCACGTTTACGGGGGTTGCTATTTTATTTCAAAATTTAGCCGCATTTAAAGACACCTACATTGACTACATTGCGGCCAAGCGAAAGGAACAAGAAGAATTGACAGAACAGGAAAAGAAAGAACTGATGGCGTCCATCAAAGAAATGATGGAAACAACGGTGTCGGAAAAAATTAGCGCTTTAGAAGAAAAGCTCGAAGCCAGTAAGACCGAACCGAAAGCAGACGAAGCTATGGAAGCCGAACTCGAAAAGGTAAAGGCTGAAAAAGAAGCTTTGGAAGCGGCAAAAAAGGAAGCCGAAGAAAAGGCTGCCGCAGAAAAGAAAGAATTGGAACAGAAGATTGCAGACCTTGAGGCGAGCCGTAAGTCTAGTGGCATCAAAGCTAACAAAAAGACCGATGGCGTTGATTACAGTCATGTTTGGGATAACGGCTACAAGAAAGGCGTTTCCTTGATGTTTGCGAAAATGAAAGAAGAAGTAGAGGGGAAAGAGTAATTGAGCAATATCAACACAAAATTTTTGAGCGCAGCCGAAGTCGCTGACTACAACACTTCGCACTATTGGGAATTCCCGCAGTTCCAGCCGGGTATCCTTGATTTTATCAATCGTAACGTAACTATTTTGCCTAGAATCAAAACGGTGGCGGCGACAGGTCATCCGTCTCGGTATCGCGAACAGGCAAAATTACCGTCGAATGCTCAGTTTGTTAATGTCCGCAACGGCGTTGCTGATGGTAGCTATGGCTTGACAAGTGTTAATGCAGATTATGGCCGTGTCGAAAAGGCCGCCTTCTTGAAATGCCTTGTAAGTCGCATTCAGTACACCTTGTTTGACAAAGAAGTTGTTCAGCAGCAGGGTATCACAGAAGAAACACTTACGAAAGATTTCAATGACATGTTGGCTGACTTCTATATGGTCCAGAACGATAAAATCTGGAATGGCAAAGGCACTGGCCCGGACGACAGCTCATCGACGGAATACTCCGGTATCTTGACACAGGTTAAGACGAAACTCTCCATCGCTACGCCGTATGACTTTACGACGAAGCAGGGCGATATGGTCACGGACCAGATTCGTGCGCAGATTGCCAAAATGCTCGCCGAGGCAAAATGGAACGTATGGCCGACAGCAGTCTACACAGACCCCGTAATGGTTGAACGTATCACGATGGAAGAACGGAACCGCGAAGGTACGGTACAGGTCGTTCCGCCTACGATGAAACTGGCAAATGGCTGGGAAGTCCCGACGATTAATACGCCGGTTGGTAATTTGCCGTTGATTCCTGACGCTGCATTGAAATCTACGGCTGATGCTGGCAAGCAGAAACATACGATTGCGGTTGTGAATGAAAACCTCATCGAACGCCATTATTTGACATCCTCGACGCCGCGTATTTTCAAGATGTCGCAGGACGAAAAATTGATGGATGATTACATTGCTATTTTGTTTGATACTCTCGTTGTAAAAGGCGCAGAACAGGCGCACTTTATTATCGAAGAAAGCATCTAAGTGACTGGGGCCTTCATTGGCCCCGCCAATTTTGATATTTCGTAGAGGATAGTATATGACAAAATACACGTTAAAGGATAAGAAAGTTACCGAGGTCATGGTAAATCACTATATTTACCCTGTTGCTTCGGATGGCACTGTAGAATTGCCCGACGCATCGAATATTGATAAAAACTTATTTGAAGCATCTGGTGATGGTGACGACGAAGAGTCTGCTGAGGTGGGCAAAGCTAAAGTCGGCATAGCAAAAGTAAAATAAGGAGAGCGTATGGCTGAACCTTCGAGATATATTCCAGATGAAGAAATCAATTTATATTGCGATATGCTCCCGGTAACGCCGACGCAAATCATGTTTGCGAGCGGCATTATTGACGCATTCGTAGGGATGCGCAAAGGCAAGAGCAAATTTCAGTCGGAGCAAGTGACCGAAAAAGGGTTGCGCCCGAATCGCAAAGGCGTTGTTAAACTCAAATATGCGCCGGTGATTTCGCTCGATGACATCAGCCTATGCGTTCCCAATGCCTTTAAATTTACATCAGCCGTAAAAATCAATCCGTCTGAGGTCTACGTGGAGCCAGAAGGGTATGTGTATTTACCCTTATATGATGAGTTGCCGGTCACGCCGAATAATCTGTACGGGCGGCCGCCTGTAGGAATGGATATTACGTATACCTATGGCTATGAGACGGTGCCTGAAAAGGTAAAGCTTGCGTGCGCCATGATTGCCATGAACATTTCGCAGCAGGGCGGCTTTGCGAATATCGAAAGTGCAACCAACTTGGACGCCAGATATGCACTGACCGACCCAAGCGTTTTTACCGAAGATATTAGGCGGATGCTTATGGAGTATCGCGGATGACGTGGGCAGTCAACTTTGATGCGACGGCCATGTTTAATCAGTTTCGCCTAAGATGCTCAGTCAAAGATAAAGAGGACGAGTTTGTATTGTTCACGCGAATTGGTCGTGGTACGAAGCGGTTTACCGTCAACAATGTCTTCTGGGGGTTGCTTAAATACGACTCAGCGTTCGACGTTGGGGACATCGTAACCGACCCGAAAGGGTTCAAATATTTCCTCGTGGCGAAATCCAATTCGTACCGAGCCGATAAGGCCGAATTGTACAAGTCGAACTGCACGGCCAAAATCGTGCGGCTCAAAGATGTGTATGAGGGGTACGAAGTGGTCGGCCAAGAGGAAGACATTATTTGTGAAGACATGATTGGCGTTTATGAACGAGTATCGGCGCGGATGAAGTTGTTTGATTTGGGCCTTTTGAAATCAACGACTATGCGAGTCTTGGTGCCTAAGATTGAAGGGATTAAGTTACTCGACCGACTATACATAAACGAAAAGGCTTACCAAATCGACGACATAGACACCGCATCCTTCCCAAACTTCCTTTATATCCAGCTTTCCGAGGACAATCGTGGATAGCTTTAATAAGCACCTGCAGGATTTCGTCAAAGGGCAAGTAAAGGTACTTAACGACCGCATCCGCATGAAATTATCAGCCTACGAGGGCAGCCATGAAGGATTTACGGATTGGCATGTCCACGAGCCGGTATTTACGGCGACGCCGACAACGATACGAGCCTTGCTGACATATAGCGGATTGGCGGCATGGATTGCGGAATATGGGTCAGGCTCCGAAATGGACATTAATAGCCCGTATTACCATAGCTATACTATGAATCCGGCACGACGAGCCAAAGGAAATGCGTTTCTGGGCCGTGGTGAAGGAGAAGTAGTGTATCGTCCAGACGGCACAACCTATATCTCATCGGGTCAAGCCAAAGGGCGCAATCTTGAAATGCCACTTGGTAAATTGGCTCCGTACATTCCGCAAAAGGCGCAGCATATCATCCATCAAGAGATTGATATGTGGGTGCAGGAAATGGTGCCGGAGTTGAAGCAACTAGTGCGAAGGGAAATTATCACAAGAATCAAAGAAGGGGTGAGAACTTGAAATATTCGCTTGAATTGCAGGACGAGTTGTTTGGCCTGTTTATCAAAGACGCTACGATTTGCGAGCTTTTGGGGATTACAGATAGCGAAGACTTCGAGTTTTGCTCTAATGTGATTCGCCGAGGAGTACAGCCCGCAGCGGTCATTAATGAAGCCCCCGATTTGTTTTTTAGTTACTATATCGTTCCAACCTACAGCGGTTTTAGCGAAAACTATTTGGTGAATCAGCAGGTTGTCGAATTTACAGTCTACGGTAAATTTAAAGGCCAAATTACAAAACTATTCAAGGCGATTAATGCTGTCTTGAAACGAAATTATGAAGATATGCGCATGGTAGCGGAAGGGAATGTTTCTTCTTCCGTCACCGGCCTTTACGCATATATGTTTAGGGTTAAGCCCTTAGTAAGAAGTTAAAGGAGAAAAATAATTGGCAAAACAGTCTAAACCTATTGTATTGAATGGCGTAGGCAAGGCATACATTTCGTCTACTGTCAATGGTAAAGCACAGGTCACGCCGATGGGTACCATGCAGGACATGAAGATTTCCTTTAGTGGTTCCACAGATAAAGTATACGGTGGCGACGGCCTAGCACCTATTTACATCATCAATAAAGACCAGGACATCACGGTAACGGTCACAGAAGCCCGTTTTGGTCTTGAATACCTGAATCTTGTCCGTGGCGCGAACATGGAATCGAATGGCTTGCTTATCTTTGATGATGGCCCGTCTCTGATTGCATCTGGTACGTCGTATACGGTTTCGGGCGAACTCACTACGATTGTCCCCGAAGAAACTATCGTTACGATTTCGGATGACGCAGACGGCGAAGAAAATGCAACCCCGTTGGCTTACGTAGCTGAGTCTCCGGACGAAGGCGAATTTACTATCACGGCGGCTGGTGAAGTTACCCTTGGCGCAGAAGTTACGAATAAGTACATTTCTGTTTCGGGCATGTACACGGTTTCCGATACGGTTTCCGCAGCGGTTACGACAGCGTCGCTTCCGGGCTTTGTCATGCTTCGTCATAAATCCATGCCGATTGATATTGACGATGGCAAGAAAGTTGTTATCCACACGGTCATCTACAAGGCTCGTTCGACAGGTTCCTTGGATGTAGATTACAAACGTCAGGAAGCATCGGCTCCCGAACTGGAATTCGATGTATTCGATTCTGGCCGGAAAGACGGTGTAATCTTACGCATGACACAGGAAATTGTAGATTCTGCGAGTGAATGAAAAGAACCGACCTCTAGCGTTGCCAAAGTAGGCAGCGCTAAGGTGGGCGAATCGGTTATTGGATAGGAGATAATAACGAATGGCATACACAAAACAGACTTGGGCAGCAGGCCAGACAATTACGGCCGAAAAAATGAATCACATGGAAGACGGCATTCTGAATAATCAGGGTGCTAAGGGGGACCCTGGCCCTGCTGGTGCTGATGGAGCCGCGGCGGAAATTACGTCGGTAACGGCAACAGTAGACGCCAACACCGGCACGCCGTCTGTGACAGTCACGCCGGGAGGTACGGCGCAGGCGAGAACCTTTGCCTTCGCATTTAAAAATCTAAAAGGCGCGAAGGGGGATAAGGGTGATACGGGAGCCACTGGCGCAGACGGGCAGGACGGTGCAACGGGCCCTGCTGGCAAGAATGCGCCGACGATTACTGGCTGTACAATTAATGTGAATGGCACGACCATTTCGGGTCAGCTCACAATGTCGGAAGGCGAACCTATCACTATTACTGGTACATATACAGCAGGCGAATAGCCTATAAATTTTTGAAAGGGGGAGAACAAAGGAGGTTTCTTCCCCTTATTTTTTTTTATTGAAAGGAATCTAATGAATGGCAAATGATACATTAGTACCACAAGAAAACTATGTCGGATTAGACGGCAAAGAATATAAGATTTTCCCTATGCGGTTACATGACTATGCAAAGGTAGAACGGCTTTTTAGCAAAATTGACGACCAATTTTTGTACCTTAACCTTCCTTTCCCGGAAACCGATAAAGAAGGCAAGGTGGTTCGCTCCAAAGAAGGTAAAATTAAATATAATTATGACCGATGGAACGCTATGTGCGAGCTGTTTGAGTTGGCCCTGCATGTCCCCCGTCGTGAACTTGTTGAGATTTTGGATGTCAACACAGGCGTATTTGTTTTAGACGCTTACCGCGGTATCAGCGGATTAAAAAAAAAGATGGTGGAACAGATGACACAGGCAGCCTTGATGTCGTCATTGCAAGCCTTATCCAAAACACCAGCGAAACCAGAGAAAGCATAATGCGGTACACCATTCCGCAGCTTGAAGGATTGGCCGAGGCGATTTCTGAAATCAACAAAGACATTAAAACGGATGATGACGATACGCCGCTTACCGGCAAGGACGCAGTAGCCGCATTGCAGGCTCGCGGATTATTTTAACATGATTATAGAAAGGTAATTACATGGCAGACGAATTAAATAATGAACGCATAGGGTTTTCCGTCGATGTGACGACAGGGAAATCTACAGAAAATATTGATGCGGTCGTTAAACAGATTGACTCTTTAAAAGACCGAATTACTGATTTAAAGAAGCAGCGTAAAGGTGCAGATGAGGTTGCTCTTGACGACTTAAATAAGAGCATCCGAGAAGCACAACGGGAGTTGAATAAGCTCAATTCGGTCTACACTTCATGGATTCAAAAAGCAACCGACATCAACACGAAACCTATCGGCGACGTAAAGAAACAGATTCAGGAATTGCAGAGAGTGTTGGAGTCGTGGAGTGGCAACCCGAAGGATTTTCAAAAGCAGATTCTTGACCGCTTCCTGATTCCCAACTCAGCCATCGAACAAGCCCGGTTGTATCGGGAAGCTATTCGGCAGATTGAAGGCCTGGCTAATTCGGGAGCTATCAGCACGCAGAGAGCAGCCCTAGCTACAAATCGATTTAGTGCATCTTTAAAAGACGCAGAACGTAGAGCTAGGGCATTAAAAGATGCGGTCGATGGCATTCCGAGTTCGACTAAGCGGTTAACCGATAGAACCGTTCAGCAGGTCTTCTCTGGTTGGGATGGAAAGACCGATTTCCTTCGTAATTTCACGCCCGCTGAAAGCTACTCTAAAGAGCTTTCACAGCTTAAGAAGATGGTCGATGAACTCAAAAGGGGTTTCGGAGATAGCACAGACATTGGCGTTCAGAACCGCTTAAAGAAAGCCATCGATGAGATTACGGTTGCCTATCGAGAAGCCAAAAAGGCCAAAGATGAGCTGAACGGGCGGATTACTGGCAAGGCCGAAGAAGAAGCCAAAAAGGCACAGGCCAAAGCGCAGCAAGAATTAAACAAGGAAATCCGAGAACAAGCCAAAGCGTCCAAAGAGGCAGAGCAGGCGACAACGCAAAGTGTGCGGTCGGCAGTACAACAGTATAGACGCCTTCAAGAGCAGCTTGAAGAAGTACAAGCCAAGATTAAGATGAATTACATCGACAACTATAAAACGAACCGTAACGCTTATGGCGAGAATTTAGCTCCTTTGCTTACTCAATATAAACAGCTTTCTAAGCAAATTAAGGATGCAGAACGCAACATGGATTTGTTGGCACTCAAGGCGGACTTTTTCGGGACCACTTGGGATAAAATTACTCATCGTATGGGTTGGGTATTGACAAGTTTTGGAGCAGCAGGACTTTTCGGTGGCGCAAACGCATATTTCAACACATTACGCGATGTTGAAAAAGAAATGGCTCAATTTTCACAGGTCATGAGCCACGGTGCGCCTGTCGTCGAAGGAGCAGAAGAACTTTCCCGGTCGGTTGGAGCTGCTTCCATTTCCGTAAACGCTTTTGGTAAATCCATCCATGACTTGTCTATTGAGGATTTGCAAAAAGGGATGCGCGAAGGGGTTGTTGGTTCCAAATTATTTAAAGATGAACTTGACGCTATGCAGCAATCCTTGATAAACCTTGCGATTAAATATGGCGAAGCTCATAAAGACGTTGCCGAGTCCGCTACATTGTGGGGCCGGATGTACAAAGATAATAACATCGTCCTGACCATGACTGACGCTGCCATGAAATTGGCCGTAGCGGATAGTTTTAGCGTTGTTCAGGCGAATAAAAATCTCGAATCGTCTATTGCTCAGTGGGGATTTGAGATTAAAAACAACAACGATGCAATGGCCGTTTCGTCTAAGATTTGTGACTCATGGACTGCGATTGCGCACAACATGGCCGTATCCGCACAAGACTTGTCGGCTGCTAATCAGAGAGCTGCTTCTTCGATGCACGCTGCAGGTATCGAATTTGACGTAGGGCAAGCCATCCTCGCCACAATGCTTCGTAATACGCAGCAGGCAGGCGGCGAAATCGGTAACGCTATGAAGTCTATTATCGGTTCTATTCACAGCAAAAAAGCTGTTGAAGAAATCGAAAAAATGGGCGTTGCGGTATACGAGTTCGACGAAAATGGTTCTAAGCATTTCCGTAATGTAGGCCAAGTGCTTGTCGACTTAATGATTAAAACCCAAGGCACAGAAAAGAACCTTGAAAACCTGTTCATGAAAATTGCTGGGGGTAAACCATCATACTTGCCCCAACCGCAGGTAACTGCGGCGTAAAAAACGGTTTTATATCGGTCAAAGTCCCAGAAGTGGGGGAGACCGAGGGAAACTGCAATTATTCCAATTAGAACACAAACATATGTTTGTATAAAAAGAAAAAATGTGTTATAATATATTTAGTGATATAAAAAAAGAGCCTACAGCTCAGATTCGGCATGTTTAAAAAAATAGGGTATAAGCGAAGCGTAACGTAAACGGCCCTGAGTATCAGCGAAAACCTTCGTTGGGTTGCAACGCTGCGCATGTTAGCACAGCTTAATGACCCAAATCAGGTTGGAGACAGAATCAACCAACCGAGACAGGGCCAAAATGAGAGATACAATATCACTCATAAGACAACCTCCCTAGGACTAATCACCAATAAAAAACATGCCCCTTGGCTGTGGCTCTCGTATATTACTATAACACAATACGCGCAAAAGAAAAAGACACCCCAAAAGGTGTCTTTTTGATTGGAATAAATGCAGACCCCGAACGACTGACATAACCGCCCCTTGCAGGACACAAGGGTGAATATACAGTCTAACCATAGGGATAACTGAAAAGAAGCCTATGATTTATTTTGTTGTTGCTGTTCGTATGCTGCTTGTAGAATAAAGGGGAAGAAAAAGACTATTGCTACAATGACCGCAATAATAATTCCGCCAAATGACCAAGATGGGCTAACCCCCAACCATTTAAAGAATTCTATTACAAGTAAACACCAAATTATCCAACCTATTATTTGAACAAGCCAACCAAGGAAGAAAAATTGCAGAATCCCGTAAAATATAGGAATCATGACCCTAGCTAAGCACAGAAAAACAATGGTCATAATAAAGCCCATCGCCCCAACTTTTGCGGCGTAGGCAAATCCGAGGATTAACAAAATAATTCCGATTAATATGGTTCCGCACCCTATTTTATCGTTCATAGTATCACTTCCTTTATAACAATATTATACCACGAACATACATACGTAACAAAAATAATTACAACAGAATAATATAAGAAGTATCAATGGAACAAAGCCGGAGCTATGCTTAACTACAGCGATTTTCTTCATGCGTTGCGGTTAAGCACTGAATCTTACGGCTTTACTCAAGAACAGGTAGCAATGCAAATGGATACGATAGCAAGAAAAGCTGAACAATTTCAGCAACAGCTTGTATCACTATCCACTGGTGCAGGCAATTTATCTTCTGCCTTTAAATTAATTATTGACGGCGCAAGGAAAATAGTTGAAATAGCAGACCAATTAAGCACATCCCAATTAATCACTTTTGTTGTAAGCGGTGTTTTGTTTGCTAAAACAACTGCTATTGTGGGTGCGTTGAAAAGTATAGTTAGTATTTTAGGGACTATGCGTGCTTTGTTGGTCAGTATAGGGACTAGAAATTTCCTTAGTAATTTAAGTGCCACAGCCACTTTGCCGGGTATATTAAAAATTGTTGGTGCTTTGGGAATGTTAATCACCCTTTATGACGTATTGAGTGGAAAAGAAGCAGATGCTCGTGCTATCCGTGAAGGCCAAGCGGAAGAAATTACATCCCAAATTGAACTTGAAGAAGAATTATTAAACCGTAAAGAACAGTCTCTCGAATCTATCCGCGCATATGCGGAAGGATACCGTGCAATTTCCGAACGCTTGAAAGAAGCCAACCTTTCAGAAGAAGAACGGAATAAGTTGCTTAAAGACCAGCAAAGCACCCATGAGGCGTTGGTTAATATTATTGGCGAAAAAGACGCGGTTAATGTAGAGGCTCACGCAAACGAGTCTGCTTATTTAGACGAAATTATCAGTAAGCATAAAGAGCAAATCGCCACAGACCGAAGTGGATTGCAGGAAAAAGCTCAAGGTTTAAAAACGATTGCGGATGCCGAACTTGAATACACTAAACAAGTTGCTGAAAACCTCGACATCCAAAAACAGGGTATTGGTGGCGTTATTGAGGAATTAATCAGGTTGGGCCGTTGGTGGGACGCCATTATGTTGAAATTACAGGATTTCAACCGCTCCTTCGATTCGGCAATGCTTAAAAACCACACTCGGCGGTTACAGTCTTTGCAGAACATGAAAAAGCAAGGGCTTACTAATGAATGGGGGCTTTTGGGCGAACTTGTTGGTACTCAAAGCATAGACGAAGCGATTGCCGAAGAACAAGAGTTAGTCAATAAATATAGTAGCGCAGTAGACGAAGATACTAAATCCATCAATGGGGCAGCTAATCGCACCAAAGGGGAAGAAGTTACTAAAGGATTGCAAAATATACAGCGCTACAATGCCAATATGAACAGCATACTTGGTAATGGCTTTAACCAGACCTCAAAGGGTGGTTCGGAAATTGATGAATCTGGTGGCGGCTCTGGCGGTTCTGGCAAGAAAGGCAAAAAGCGAGTTTTTGACATGGAAGGCAACGAAATCCGCATCCCGAACGCTTCCAATTACGTAACCGAAGATGGCGTAGACCGCAATGTAACCCAAGATACAGAACTCAAGCTCCGCATTATGGACGAAGCCTTTTATCGCAAATTTGGACAGCACTTGCTTGTATCTTCCATGAAGCGGAATCGTGGCGATGGCTCCAAACATGACGATGGGTTAGCATTCGACCTTGTTGGAGACATCCTTGAAAATAACCCCGGCGCACGTCAATGGTTGTCGGATTATGGCTCTTGGATTGGCTTGACCGCCTTGGACGAATATTTGCCAGAGAATGCGCATTATGCTCGTGGCGGTGGCAATCTTCATTTTTCCAACAACGGTGCATCCATTTATGACATCCTTGGTTCAGCAGCTAAGACGAATGCCGACTTTAAGGACAATTCTGTTCAAAGGCAGCTTTATGATGCCCTGAAAGCAGAAAACCTTTCGGACAAACAGGCATGGGCCGCAATGGCTGCTATTGGTGGAGAATCCAGTTTTGACCCCGGTGCCATCCAAGAAGGGATGAGTTTTGAAGACCCCAAGGCTGGTATTGGTTTGATGCAATGGACAGCCGACCGCAAACAGGCTTACCTTGACTTTGTGGCTCAGAGGGCTGCAATGGGGGGCAGTTCAGATTGGCGTGATTTGGCAAACCAGTTGGCCTTTATGCGGTGGGAAATGAATAACACCGAAGCAGGCTCTTGGCAAGAATATTTAAATGGCGTAACCAATGACACATCTGCCGAAGGCGACGTAAGACTGTTCACGTCGAAGGTAGAACGTGCGGGCATCCCCAATATTGCCAACCGTATGCAGTATTACGGCGACGTTTCCAGCCATTACGTAAACGGTATGTCCCTTTACGACTCTGACCCGTCTAAGGTAAAACAACTCACGCCTGAACAGAGAGCCGAAAAAGAAGCGAAACGGTTGCAGCAATATTACAATACGCTCAACAAAGCCGCCGATACGCTCGAAAAAGTTGTTGGAGAAAAGTATAAGTACGCTATGGATGTTATCAATGAAGACCAGCAGTTGTTTGGTCAGAACATGGAAAACACTGGCAAGCAGCTCGACACCTACCAGGCGAAACTTGTGGACGACGTAAATATTACGGAGCAGTATTCCAAGGTGCTTGAAAAAGTTGTCAACAACTTGAGCGATGCTGACTCACAGCGGCTTTTCCATATGGGTAAAGACGACTTTTTGAAACTTGAACTGGAAGAGCAGCAAAAGCTTATTGCCGGGATTGATGCAGAATCAGCCCTCTATAAACCTATTCTGGCAACTTTGAATGAGATTGTCAAGGTTAAGCAAAAGATTCGTGAGTCGGATGAGCAATATCATAAAGACCAAATGGAATGGGTTAAGCTGTATCAGAACCGCACAAAGCTTCGGTATGACAAGCCAATCCAAAGCGAAAACGACGACATCCGGGAATGGGAAATTACGCATAGCAATGAAAGATATGATGCGTTTTATCGTAATATTTTCGAACAGCAACATCTTGAAGAAATCGCAAGACTTGCCAAGGAAAAATACGACGAAATGATGCAGCCTATCTTGGATGCGGAAGGGAACCCTGTGTATGACCGAGCTGGCAATCAGTTGTTCGGTGGTTCTCCCGAAGAAATCGAAAAGCAGAAACAGGCATGGCTTGAAGCGGATGCAGCAGCCAAAAAGTATGCGGCGACGCTCAAGAACGACGTAAACCAGCAGTTTACCGAGTTTACTAAGAGTGTACTAATCCAAGGAGAAAGCTTGCGGGATAAACTCAAAAACCTTTGGAAGCAGCTTGGCGAAGATGCTTTAACGTTACTTTTGAGCGGTGGCAAAGAAGGGACAAATTCGCTTCTTGGAAACATCCTGCGTCAATTCGTAAATCGTCATCGTGACCAGAAAGACCAATTTTTAGATGGCCCATATGGCTATAAAATGCCATATGACACAACCTTTACAACGTATGCGACTGGTCCCATGTCGGCATATATGAGCAACGGCACCTATCGGCCTAGTATGGCTTCTTGGGGACAAGCAATCGGAGCAACCGAGCCAGTTGTAGGGGTTGACCCGTTGACAGGTAGCCACTTCTCGACCATCAATACAGCCACATTGGCGAATCCGACACCCGTGTACGTAACTAACGCAGCTAACATTGCAGGTGGAATCGGGAACGCAGTTAACTCACTCACTGATGGGCTACCTGCAGGCACGGCTATCCCTGATATGAAATATTCTTTTGGCGTCGACGGAAGCGTAACCAATATGGCTAAAACTTTGCAAGGTATAGCCGGTTTTACGACTAAATACAACTGGGGGATGCCAACCTCCGGTGGCGGTTGGGGAGATTTAGCTCTTGGCAATAAGCTTGGTATTTTTGCTAATACACTTCCTTGGCTGTTCCGTTTATTTGGCCATCATGCGAGCGGTGGCAAAGTAGATGAAGAAGAAATAGCAACCCTTGGCGAAAATGATAAGACCGAATACGTCATCCCTACGGAGCAGAACCGCCCTCGTGGTGTGGCTCTTTGGAAGAAAGCTGGGGAAGATTTGGGTGTACTCTCAAAAGGTTCCCCGGTAGTCCCGAACTTCAAGAACAAGGAACTTGCCACGAGGGGTGTCATGTCAGTACAAGTCAAACAGCAGGCAGTCTACATGGAGCAGATGAAGCGGCAGAATCAGACGTTGCTTAACATCCTTTCGGCGATGGCTAATAACCAGGCCAACAACGGCGGTGGCGGAACAGCCGTTATGCAGCCGGTTGTCGTTAAGCAGTCTATGGACATGAACGAATTCACTCGGATGTACCAGAAAGGGAAAAGCTACAACTACTTGAAATAAATATTCTCTCTCAAATAATGCAAAAATGTGTCACAAACCGACACTTTGGGACATTATATATAGAGGGGTAATTTTTAGGGACTCTCGCGTGGGAGTCCCTTTCTTTTTACTAGGTGATTTATATGAAAGAAAATTTGAATAAATATATTGGGAAAGTCCATGAGTACCAAGGGGCAGGCGACACCTGCGACTGTCTAAATCTTGTGCAGCAGTTTTATAAAGACCACGGCTACGAACAAGATTTTGACGACGGCAGGCCCAGACCTGCGACCTACGACGAATATATTAAGCACGAACCAACACGGCTCATTCGGTACCTTTTGAAGCACTTTGCCGTAACGGAAAACCCCGACGAGCTAGAATACGGAGACGTTATCCTTGTGTTGGTCGATGGCGACCCCCACGTCGGCGTTTATGTGGGCGAGGGGAAAGCTCTTGCAATGGAAATTCCGGTAATTTATGGGAAGTCAAAGAGTACGATTTATAGGGCTAGATATTGGAAGCCTTTCTTTCGTGCGGGATTTAAAAGGAGAAAATAAATGGCATTACAGAAATTTCCGTTGCCATATATCTTCGAAATAGACAAGAGTAAAGCGTATGCTACCAAATCGGTCAAATTCTACTCCCAGAAGGAACAGGTGCAGATTCAGTCGTTGAACCCTGTTCGCACATGGAAAATTAATGTAAGGGGGACTGCCGACGAAGCGGCTGTATTAGAGTCCTTTTTTGACGATTGTGTAGGCGATGCTTATCCTTTTCTTTTTACAGACGAAAATGGCGACGAGCAGCAAGTGCGTTTTGCAGACGCAACACTAAATATAAAGAAATATAGAGATTTTGACAAAGGAAGCGCAACGCATGGCTTTGTGGTTGGTTTTGAAGCGGATATTAACTTGAAGGAGGTGTTATAACTTGGCAGTATCGTTGCCTGTATCAATGGCCGGAGCAAAAGAGTCCGGCACGACGTTTTTCATTGAACTGTATCGGATTGAGTTACCTAGTTATGACCTCTTGATTGCTTCGTGCGACCAAGACATCCCCTTTGCAGGAGAAACCTACATGGCTTATCCTGTCAAGCGTGGGGAAATCACAAAGACGGTAGATAGCCGTGTCGATAACTGCGACATCGAAATTAGCAACACCAATGACTATTTTACGCTGGCTTTATTAAACGGTAAAAATTTCTTGGGGTGCCGCTGCTATATCTATCGGATTCAATACCCCGAAAGCCTGACAGACCCGAATTGTGTGTCGCTAGTCTTTTACGGGCAGATAGACAGCCCGGAACTCTCCGAGGACGCAACATTTAAGTGCTCTATCGTGTCGGACATCCCAAACATGGATAGTTGTCGTACAATGGGGTATAACTGTAGCGCAGAATTCGGGGACGAGAATTGCAAACACTCCATCGCAACCGCAAGCGGCTCCTGCCGTCTTGAGACGATGAAATTTGACGGGGTGATGCGGCCAACGTGTTACAGTACCGTCTTGGGCAACGGGTATTGGCTCAACGCAATCATAACCATTGACGGCCTGTCTCGCAGGGTTGTTGGGCAGGGGCCAAATTATGTTGTCCTTGAATACGAATTTCCTTCGGAGATTGATACAAGTGGCGGATTTAAGATTGCACAGAATTGCGACAAGACGGTTCCCTCGTGCAAAGCATATGGCAACTTACATCGCTACGGCGGATTTTTGTACGTACCGTTTGAATATCAGGTTAAGACGTAATGAGAGGTGAATTAATTGGGTAAAGGCGGAGGCAAAGGCGGAAAGTCAGGCTTAGGGAAAGCGTTAGGCCTTGTTGGGGCTGTGGCCGGGTTTGCATTTCCAGGGATGTTTGGGATTTCTTCTGGGCTTTTATGGGTACAGAGAACAGCCGGAGCCATTATGGGGTTGTCTTTAGGCCAGACAATCGGGTCGGCATTAGACCCTATTGACCAAGAGACAAAGGCAAGTTCGTTCGATTCCAAGATGAATACCGTCGACTCGGATGCTCGTATTCCTTTGGTGTATGGGACCCGAATGATTGGCGGATTACAGTCTTGGCACCAAACCAATTCAGATGATAAATGGTTAATTAAAGACGTAATCCTCGGTGAAGGGCAGTTCAGTGGTGCATACGGCTTGACAGCCAATGGCTACTTATTGAAACCGAACGGGAATATCCCGACGGTTGTTCGTCAGTACACGACAAACAGCCACTATATGTCCTCTATCAGCACTGGGAATAATCCTGTTTTTGGGCTAATTAACTGGAAATATCCAGACGCATCCGTTGAAATTAAAAATGGCGGATGGGGACGGCCCACTGATAACGATAAGCAGCTTATTCTTCGTTGGGGAACCAACGAGGTAAAGATTTGGTTGCAAGACCCAGTAGATTTAAATGACGATAGTTCCAATGATTATAATTGCTCTTTCTCTTTGTTGTACCAGTATCTCGAAGGGATTCATTATGATACCAATTTTGCAGCGGAAGGGTGGCAAGTAGTCAACCCTGTTGTTATTTCTGACCCGCCGGAAGATTTAGCTACGTGTAGTCGTACAGGCTGTTACCAAAAGCCAGTCATGTTCCGGCTGGAATCATATGACGCCACAAACGATTCATGGATTCAGTTTTTTGATGGCACACAGGGTGCGCCGGAATATTACGAAAAGTCCGGGGCATACCCCAACATGGCATATCTCCATGCGTACCTTAAATATTCCGACAAGTTGGGGGCAGGGAACCCTACAGTAGTCTGTATTGCACATGGCCGTAAAATTTACGACACACGGACCGGCAAGACCGACTATTCGGAAAACCCCGCGATGATTGTCCGAGACTTTTTGATTAACCGAACGTTCGGCGCAGGGCATTTCATCACAGCGGACATGCTTGATGAGGATTCCTTTAAGGATGTGGCGAATTATTGTGATGAAATTATTACGAGTACCGATGGCGCAGGGCGTTCCATTACGGAACCCCGTTACCGGCTGAATATCGTTGTCAACGAAAAGCAGACTTATCTTGAGACGTTGCAGAATATGTTGGCTTGCTTTGCCGGGTTCCTCGTATTTACCAACGGGAAAGTAGCACTAAAAGTAGAAAAAGCCGAATCGGCGGTTTATTCTTTTACGGACGATAATATTATCGCCGACAGTATTTCCTATAAGGCCGACTCTACGGCAGACAGCCCGAATCGCTACAACGTAAAATACATCGAACCGAACCTTAACTGGACGGCAGTCCCGGTTATCGTGGAAGATTTAGTAAGCCAGGCGGCAAGCCCGATTGGCCGAGGAAAAGTCATTTCCAAAGATGTTGAGCTGATTGGGGTTACAAGCCAGTCCCAGGCTTCACGGTTAGGGAAAATTTATCGTGACCTTGTACGATTATGCCCCATCACCATGACCTTTAAAACTGGGATGCAGGGGATGCATTTGGAACCGGGCGATGTCGTGTTGGTTTCGCATAAAATGGTCGTTGAAGGCAAAGAAGTGGATTTGTTCAAGGATATGCCGGTGCGTATCTTGCAAATCCAAGACGACAACGGCGAATACACGCTGACTTGTCGTCAATACAACGCATCCATTTATGACGACCGATTCGGTGGTAACTTACAACTTCATTCGTATACGCCGATTCAGCCCGGCGACGAGGAAGAAATTATGCCCACGGCTGTCCCTCAACCAGAAAATCTAAGTGCCTACACCGTGTATAAGCAAGGGCCAGATGGTGCGGTTGCCTACGATTTGGTTGTTAAATATGACTTGCCGGATGGTTATGGAATTGAAACTGGTTTGGTCTATTATAAAACCAATGAAGATTACGACTTGGAAAACGCCGGTGTTATTGAAGAAGATGTCCCGGCTGACGAAATTGGTTTTTCTCGTGAGTGGAAATATGCCGGTGACGCGCCTGGCGAATTCATTTTTAGTAACGTGAATGTGGGCGTAACGTATAAAATCATGGTCCGCTGCCGTAACATTAATGGCGGCGTTTCGTCCGAAGTCGGCGCGCCTACGGAAACCATTACGATTGCCCGCAAGACAGAAGTCCCGAACACTCCTGCAGGTTTCAGCGTTGTATTTGGGCAAACGTGCAAATTTGTCTGGGAGCCGGTAACAAACTCTGATGTCGACTTCTACGAATTGCGTAGCGACGAAAACGCAGGCGAACAGGAAGGATTAATTGCTAGAACAACCAACACGAGCGTTGAAGCTTCATTAACCGAACGGACTGGGACGGTCTATTTGTTCGCTCATAATGCTACAAAAGCCTATGGTTATCCTGCGGTTTTGGAATACAGCAAGGAAGAACCGCCGACGCCAGAAGTTCCTAAACTAGAGGCTAAATTAGGTGGCTTTAGCATTACTGCCGACCCAATCCCTAATGGATGCATGGGGATGAGCATTTATATTAGTGCTTCTGGTGCTGATAATGCAGATACCGTCATCTATACACAAAATAACGTCTACTCTCATATGTGTGGAGCAGGTATTTACGACGTACAGATTGCCTACAAGGACATCTTCGGCGAAGGCAATAAGTCTCAAGTCTCAAGCGTCCTTGTAAAAGTGTTGGTTGACAACGACTTTTTGGATGACGAAGCGGTCAGCGTAGAAAAAATTGATAAGGTTATCCAAGATGCTATCGACCAGGGCATTGAAGCTAAGAATCAAGTAGTCCAGTTAGTTGGCAACTTGAATTCTGAGGATGGGGCAAAGAACTATTCGGCGTTGGTACAGCTTGAAGACGCAATTAATCTGCGAGTCAAAAAGGATGATGTGATTAACCAAATCAATGTATCCCCAGAGAGTATCTTAATTGATGGTAGCAAGGTTCATGTGACTGGTGACACTATTTTTGATAATAACGTTATCACAAACGGTATGGTTCAAGCCGGAGCCATTTCGACCGATAAATTAGCGGCCCAAGATATAGCTATCGGCGTTGACCCGACGACAGGCATTGTGGGTGGCGCAGTTCGGCTTGACGAAAATGGTCTTACGGTAACAGGAGATATGGGACGTCGGTTGTCTTTGACGACCAAGGCATGAGCTTTAAAGATTCTTTAGGGAACCGCTTTGCTGGCGTCGGCCGATTTTGTACAGGTGTTGCTTCCGACGGAGACAAAGTTAGGTTTAGCACCCCTTGGGATGTTGTGCCGTCAGTGCTTATTTTCCCGTCTAATTTACAGACATCTGCTGTTGGATATTCTAATGTCAATATTTACCAAATGGTATCAGCATCTGAAATATCTACAGCCGGATTTACCGTAAACTGCCGGAGTATTTTAAAAGCCGGTTCTGGTGGACAGGTTATTGTAAATAAACAGTTTGCCGATTGGAATGGCACTGATGATGGTGGATGGAAAGAATATTCGTATACATTCCCAGTTACATCAAATGCTAACTCCATGACATTTGCTGTATCTGTTTCTGGTTGGGGACACGTTATGGAGTATCGGGACCCTCATTATTACCAATATGGGCAATGCAATGTAGATGTAAAATGGGTAGTAGATGGCGTAGCTGTTCAGGATTGGACGAATGTTATATATCACGCTCAATCAGCTACAGTAACCAAAAATATAGAAAAAACAATTCCCGTTACTGGGAAAAAGAATGTTGTTTTTTATGTAAAATTCTATGGTGGGAAAACTGGTGATGGGAGTGGGGACTTAAGCTATCCACCTTGCTCTGGCACCGCTTATGTAAACTATTACAAATCAGATGTCACCACCGACACGGTAATTACTAGAGGGAAGGCCGGTTTTATCGCAGTCGACCCCAATACTGTCCCGTATCGCATTGAATAGGAGGCATTGTGGCATACAAAATTTACAAACAAAAATTACTCCATATCCTTGCAGAGCAGCAAGAGGATGGGAGCTACGTCATCAAACCTTATAGGTACTCAGAAAACGGTGACGTGGAGTTGCTTAATGCGGATAGCACACAAACCATGCCGCAAGAAATTTTTGAACAAAATTATGAAGTAGTGGAGGAATAAGTGAAGCGACAAGCATTTCAGCGCGGGGAAATCCGCGATTCAAACGACAATATTATCCAAGCCGGTTCATATGGCAAAAAGTCGCCGTTTGTCACAAAGGATAACCAAGGTATTCTTGACTATATCATAAACAACTTCCAGGCGTTGTTTGATATGGTCAGCGGAGCCTTTATTTACGTAGACAACTATGCTTCATTGCCCGAAGCCGGCTTAGATAATGCATTTTATGTGACGAAAGATGACGGTAAGACGTATCGCTGGGACGGGGAATCATGGGTTTTAGTTTCTTCGTCCGTGGATGGTTTGTCTGCATACGAGATTGCCGTAAATCATGGTTTCGAAGGCAGCGAAGACGAATGGCTTCAAAGCCTTATTTGTCAAGTTATCGACGCCGAAGTGGATGATAACGGCAATCTGTTCTTTAATTTCAACAATGGGGTTAAGGTAGAGACACCGATTCAGCCGATTATTGATGCTATAAAATATCGCGACGAAGCAGCGGAAAGTGCGACCGAGGCGAAAACAAGTGAGACTAACTCGAAGACATCAGAACTTAATGCTAAATCTTCCGAGACAGCAGCTAAAGCGTCGGAGAATGCGGCGGCGGAATCTGAATCTAATGCCCAGGTCAGCGAAACTAATGCAAAGGCATCCGAAAATTTAGCTCAGGCTTGGGCCGTATCGGAAGGTTCCCCAGACAACCAAAGCGACAACGAAAGCCCTACAGGAAAAACTAGAAGTGCTCGTTCATGGGCGTTAGAAACGATTGCGGCGAAAAAAGCTGCGGCAGTATCGGAGGCTAACGCAAAGGTCAGCGAAACGAACGCCAAGGCGTCCGAAGTGTCTAGTGCCAATAGCGCATCTGCTGCGGCATCATCAGAAACCCATGCGGCAAGTAGCGAAACGTCCGTGGCCCAAGCGTTAGCTGAAATTAAAGTCATCCAAAATTCCCTTGAGAGCGCGCTCTCAAAAGTTACTGGCATGGCTAAGTATTGTGGCTCGGTCAATAACTACTCAGACTTGCCGACAAGCGGGAATAAAACTGGTGATGTGTGGAATGTTGTGAATGCTGATTCCTCGCATGAAATCAAAGCTGGTGACAATGTTATCTGGAATGGGGCTGGATGGGACAACCTTAGTGGCTTCGTAGATTTGTCCAATTACCCAACGAATGCGGACGTGTCAAAAGCTGTGGTTTCTGTCACTTACAGCAACGACCAATTAACATTTATTCAAAAGGATGGCAGCCGTATTTCTACTACGGTGAATAATGTTAATTCTGCCGTTAAGGCCACATATGATGGTAATGGGCGTAACATAGCCAATACTTACGAAACCCAAAGCGATGCGTCTAGTGCGCATCAAGAACTAAGCGGGTATATTAACGGTATCGTATCTGGGACAACAACTGTAGGGAAAGCCAAACAGGATGCTTCCGGCAACATCATCAATGAAACATATTTGCGACAGGATGTAGCTTCGAGTGTTTACGAGAGTAAATCGCAAGCTAATAGCTTGGTCAAAACAGTTACGGAAAATGAGGGGAAAGTCACGGTTACGACTCAAGCTGGCTCTCAGAATAGTTTTTACACCGGTTTGAACTTATTGCAACGTAATAAGAAATACGCTGTAGGCGATATAGCGTATAGCCCAAATCTTCCTAGTTGGGCATACCTAGAATGTATTCAAGCAGGCACAACGGGTGCGGCTGAACCCGACCTCCAAAGTAGTGGGGGGGGGGTACTAACGTCTGATGGGAGTGTACGTTGGCGCATTCGAGACAAAAGATGCCGCTATGAAGTTGGCGATATAGTGCCTAAATTGGTATCACCCAAGGATTACGAATATTTGCTTATATGTGACGGCAGTAGCTTTGATACGAGTAAATACCCTTTATTGGCTGAGGTGTTCCCGGATGGAGTATTGCCAGATTTAAGAGAGCGGTATCTCGAAGGAGCTGCTACATCAAAACAATATCGGGAAGCAGGGTTGCCGGGGATATATGCTGCGGTTGCTGCTAAAGACGCTGTTGCATGGGGGAGTACAGGCGGAGCCTTTTACCTTAGTGGAGATTATTACAATGGGCCATTAGGGAATGGCACGCAACCATATGCACAGAATATACTCAATTTCAATGCGTCATTGTGCAGTCCGATTTATGGCAAATCTGATACAGTACAACCTGCTTCTTATACAGTTACTTACTATGTGTGTTGCGGAGGATAAAGATTGAATATAAACGATGTGATTACAGACGGTACGGCAAAATTTGTCGTCCGCTCTATGGGATTTTTGGATTTACTGGATGCCCTTCATCCTATTGGAGATATTTATTTGACAGTAAAAGAAGGGACTCCTTTTGCCAAATTTGGTTTCGGCCAGTGGAAACTTGTAGGACAAAACAAATGTCTCTGGGGGGGGGGGTACTGATAATGTAGCAGGGACGGAAATCGAAGCAGGTTTGCCAGAAATATATGGCAACACTGATATAGGCGGATTCTCTGGGATATATTCTGAGGCTAGTGGCGCGTTCCACTCAACGATTGTTGTTCCTAATACTACTGTTGCTACGGTAGCAAGTGCGGACACTCATTTAGAAGTAGTAGATTTTATGGCTTCTCGGTATAACCCTATTTACGGCAAATCTACTACAGTACAACCACCAGCTTATATAGTATATATATGGCAGCGAATAGCATAGCAAGGAGGATATATGCAGGAAAACGATATAATTACAGATGGAGCAGCCAAGTTTAAGGTTGTAAGTAAATCAATGTTACATTGGTTTGACATTATATACCCAGTTGGGAGTGTATATGCAACAACGAAAAAAGGGAAACCCTTTGAACTTGGCGAATGGGAATTAGTCGGGCAAGACGGGACTCTCTGGGGAGTAGGAGAAGATGAAGAAGCCGGGCAGAAGAAAGATGCTGGCCTACCGAATGCGACCGGCTCTTTTGCCACCTTTAATTGGTGGGACAAGTCTGGTGCTGGAGAGACTGCGGATTATGGAGTTATTCGTAGGCGGTACAATAACAATACAAAGGCGAGCACGGTTGCTGATAATAGTGGCGGAAAAGGATTTTTTAATACGTTTATAGACGTTGAATTATCAGGCGGGAATGGTATTTATGGCAACTCAGATACAGTTCAACCCCCAGCATACACCGTCTATTTTTGGCATAGAATTGCTTAGGAGGATATATGATACAGGAAAATACAATTATTACGGACGGTTCATGTAAGTTCGTAGTACGAAATATTGGTGGGGGGGGGGTAATTTCTAAAGGTTTCATTGCGATGTTCGATGGGACTTTTCAGAACGGATACCCCATAGACGAAACCACAGGACTTCCCGATACTCATTGGCATATATGTGATGGCACGAATGGGACTCCCGATTTGAGGGATAGGTTTATTGTTGGTTCAGGAAGTTCATATAAGGTGGGCGACAAGGGCGGCGAAGAAAAACATAAGTTAGCGGTAAACGAGTTACCAGAAAGAACTGTTGTTTCTTTTAAAAACACTAGCGGGAAAGGTATTACCACCCAACCAATTAGAGTCTGGAATACCGAACTTGAGACGATGGTGAATAATGGCTGGGGAGATTGTAATATTTATGACGCTAAAAATAATGTAACCCCACCATTAACCTCTGGTAATTTATGGCAACCCCACGAAAACCGACCACCATATTACGCTTTAGCATTTATTAAAAAGATTAGATAGGAGAAATTATTGGACAATATGATTACAGACGGGACAGCTAAGTTTGCTGTCCGCAGCTTCAAATTCAAGGATATTTTAGTTGGCGTATTAGACGCCATTTTCCCCGTCGGGAGCATTTACTTGACAACAGCCGAGGGTAGCCCATTTGAAAGCTTTGAATTTGGCACTTGGGAACTTGTGTCGCAGGATAGATGCCTGATGGGGGGGGGGGCTAAACACCCTGTAGGAGAGAACGTAGAAGCAGGGCTGCCAAATATTATAGGTGGTGCTAATTTTAGAGATTGTACTACCGAAAATAGAGATACGTTAATGCAAGCACACGATGCATTTTATACTAAAAAAACTCTTTGGAAAGGCCGTCATGGGTCACTTACTATAGAAGCGAACGAAGACCCATATTATAACTATTTATATATGGATGCTTCTCGTTGTAGCAGCATCTACGGTGCATCCGATACGGTACAGCCCCCTGCGTACACGGTTTATGTGTACAAAAGAATAGCATAAGGAGAAATATGGAACTATCACAAGATTTACAAAATAAAATTAACGCTGTCGCTGTTACGAGCCAAATCAATAAACTATTAATTAAAGTAGCATTGGCGATACTTACGGGGCAGCCATACGACGACATCAAGACTGAATATGAATCAAAATTAGCCGCTGTAGATGATACAGTGGCTTTATGTATGCCAGATTACTTCCCTGCTTGGGATGGGAACGGAGTAGCTTATGAAGTTGGGCAAAGGGTTGTGTATGATAATGTTTTATATAAAGTCATCACAGCACACACATCACAAGCTACATGGACACCTGTGGATGCTCCGTCATTGTTTGCCAAGGTGCTGACCTCCGACGATGGAACGCCATTACCTTGGGAGCAGCCAGACTCGACGAACCCATATATGAAGGGCGACAAAGTGCTCTATAATGGTAAGGTTTATGAGTCGTTGATTGATAATAATGTTTGGGCACCAGACGCGTATCCTGCAGGATGGAAGGAAATAGGAGACGCAGAAACATGATGTTGAATTACTCTGTAACCGAAGTTTTAAACTTGTTAATGATTATTGGGGTTTTAGCTACATGGTTCCACTATGTAGCCTTGCGCCCTATCAAGCAGCTTTTGTTTGCGCTCAAGGATGAAATTAAAGAGCTGTCGGTCGAAATAAAAAACAGTCGGGAAGACCGCCGACATTTTGCGGAAAAGTTGTCTGGCCTTGAAGAAAGTCTCAAAGCGGCTCATGCGCGTATCAAGGAATTACGTCAAGAGCTTTTGACGTTGCGGCGAGAAGTAGAGGATGGCAAGAAATGATAGAAAAAATCGTCAACCTTTTAAACAGCGTAACATCTAAAGCTGTGGCGTTAAAAAAGCCTATTTTATGGGTTGTCATGGCTTACTTATTGGCTGTAGCTTTTATCGTTGCTGCGGTCATTGTGGGATGGGTTGCCTTATGGTACACGAGTGGCAACCCTAATATACCTCAGGGGTTGCAAATCATTCATGAATTGGTTGGCCCGTCTACGGTTGCTTTCGTGACTTTCGTTGCGGGTTGCTTCGTAGACACTAATAGCAATAATATCCCCGACAATATGGAAAAGAATGTTTCGAAAAGTGAACCTCAAAAATTGCACAATAAAAATGAAAGTCCGGCAGTTAATTATTGTCCTGGTAGACGGAAAAGTAAAAATAATGGAGGATTGAATAACTAATGTTAGGAGAATTATCAGCACGTTATGAATCAAACGGCGATTGTGGCTGCATTTCAAGCGGCTACAATGACGCCGGGGGTAAATCTTACGGTACGTATCAGTTGGCAAGCGCAGTCGGCAGCGTAGATGAGTACATCAGCTGGCTTTGCGATAAAGGGTATTGGTTCGGTAAAGAGCTGGCTAAATATCAGGTAGTTAGTTCTGAATTTGATGCGACATGGCGATGGCTTGCGGAAACCAATAAAGCCGACTTTGAAAAGTCCCAGCACGACTATATCAAGGAAAAGTATTACGACCACGCAGTTGCTCTTTTGGCTTCTAAAGGCTGGCACATTGAAAACCACAGCGAAGTCATGAAGGATGTTGTTTGGTCAAGAGCTGTCCAGTACGGCATTGGTGATGGCTCTGGGGCGAATGGCGGCGTAGATGAAATGTGGGACGATGCGGTACACCAGATGTGGAACGTCAACGATGGCGGTTATACGGGCTATCCTAATTTGTCCTATATTGACGATGCACGGTTCGACTATGACTTCATCTATGCCATCTACATTCTGGTTTGCTCAAGCCCTGAATGGAATAGCTCGGCCTTGCGGGATAGCCTGAATAACCGATTTGCGGACGAATGTAACAGAGCCTTGGCACGCTTATAGGTGACTCAATGTGGAAAGCCGTAAAAATCTTTTGCCTGTGCTTGGCGTTGTCTTGTTCATCTGCTTTTGTTTTGCCATCGCAAGCTGCGTCCACGATAGCAACAACGCAGCAAAAGCAGACAGTGACAATATCCGAATCACAGTTGAGCAATCTCAAAAGGACAGCCAGCGAGCTACGGATGAAATTGGAACTGCTCAACAGCAACTCTCAAGCGGACAAGAAACGCTTGGAAGAGCTAAATCAACAGTTGCAGACTTACGAGAATCAAATCAATCAAGCGCAGACCTCATTGGCCAATGCACAGACTTACTTGACGAACTTGACCGCCAACTTGGAGAAATTGGGAACTCAGGTAAATGAGTTGGAACATAAGTTGGCCGTCAAGAATCGTCAAAATAAGACTGGTTGGACAGTTGCTGGGATTGCGTTGTTGATGGCCGTAACAAAATGACAAAAAAGCCAAAAGAGCCAATTCTTTTGGCTTTTTTTATTAGAAAAATTAATATCAATATGGTAAAATAAAATTAAATAGCGACTATTAGAAAACCATGGAAGAGGTTTTTGTATGAATCCATATGTGCAAGATAATGAATTTCCAGATTCATTTCCTCGGAATTTTGTGAGTGAAATTTTGCCAGAAAACGCAGTCCCGATAAACTTAAATGTTTATCGAGTATGTTTAGAAGGGGTTATAAATGCAGAAGCATTTCAAAGTTCTTTTGAAGCCGAGTCTCGACTAATCAGGCCAAGAGAACTTGATTTAAAAGACCCGTCGACGTATTCAACTAGTTGTTTCGAAAAAGCAAAAGACATAAAAAGAAGTTTAAAAATGTTTCGAAAGAAAAACCATCCTAAAGCAATAGTGGCTAGAGGAGAAACTGGTACTACTCATGGACTAGTTTTACAGGCTCCGCATAAGAGCAAAACAAGCCATGTAAATTGGTGGATTTATAAAGGACATGATGTGTCTGGGAATTTTACAGATGTTACAGATGAGATTGTAGGGGGAGAATAAAGTAATGAAAATACCAAAGCCATATTTTACCAATGTCCCCCATGTTGGGGATTTAGAATTTTATTATGCTTTTTACATGCTTGAAAGACCCATTTTATTTATTTGCAAAGACGCTAACAACAACGTTTATTTGTGTTCATGTTGTGAGTTGTACCCAGAATTACAATGGGTAATAGCTAAGATTTCTATTCAAGAGATACTTTCTTTAATCGATAATAAGCTTTCACTGTTTGACATTTTCCAGTCAAGTGAAAACAAATGGGTTGCCGAATGGAAAGAAGGAGATTTAACAGAACGTATTTATGAAGTGAATTTATTTGACGATGATATGTTGCCTGACCAAGGCGAATTCCTAGATGCAGAAGATGGCGAATTTAACGATGTTGCTTCTGTGTTATTGGCAGAAAATATTGACACTAATGATATTCAATATGACCAAGACGATGGAGTTGGGGCTTCCGAATACTTCTCCGAAGGGGTTTATGTATGTAACTTTAATTGGTCAAGTGAAATTAACCAAAAAACGATTAGTCTTGCTGACAATTTCTCATCAGCGGCATAGTAAAAAAGGAGGGGTTGATTTTGGAAGAAAGTCACGTTCAGTTTAAGCAACCAATGTTAGAAGAATGTTGCTTTAGTGTTAATAAAGGTTTTTTTAAAGCGGACAAAAAAAACACAAGTAAATCCCAAAAAATAAAGTTACCATTAAAAACCGAAATTAATGTGGGGGAAATAATAGATAATAAATCGTTTGTCTCGTTATTGGTAGAAGTTGGCGAGAAAAATAACAATACCCCATTTTACGCTCGCACCAAAATGAGTAGTTTGTTTGTTTTAGGAGAAGGCTTATCAGAAGATGAATGTGAAAGTTTTTTAAAAATAAATGCTCCGGCATTATTATTGAGCTACACTCGTCCCATTATCGCATCGTTAGTTAACGATGCTGCCCTTCCTAAATATAACATTCCTTTTATAAATTTTACTAAATAA